TGCTATCCATATTCGAAAGAGTTTGAGCGCGTAAAAATTGTCAGCACGGAAAAGGCCAGGGTTGCTGCAACAACAGAAAATCGGCTATTACTTGCAAAAATTGCGCGTAGTGCTTTGATTAAAAAAATAGGGCTCGAAGGCTATAACAGTTTGATCGAAAAGATAAGCAGAAAAAAAAATACCCCCAGCAGCTTTTAGCTTTTAAGCCTGGACTGCTGGGGGTAAAAGGTACATGAGTACTTTTGTAATGACAACTACAGTTGTATAAATGTTTTTATTAAAATGCAACATAATATTTTTTAAATTTATAGGAGGTGCAAATGAGTATGTTTGTAATGACTCCAACTGCTATGTTGGGGTCTGATCCATATACTCAAGCTGTTTATTCAGCAATCAAATCACATTTTCCACGATGCTTCCCGAGCATTAAAAGAATTGCGCAATTGGCTGGGTGCAGTCATGTAACCGTGATTCGTAGACTCACAAAATTAAAAGCTATGGGAATGATCATTGTCCACAAGGGCAAGCGCGGGCAAAGTAATAAGTACGAAATACCAGACAATTACCTTACAGAAAAAGAGCGCGCTGCCAAGGCTCAAGGTAGTTGGAAAAACATATCGTGGAAGTCTGTTTTTTTTGGCTCTAAAAAAGCAGTAAACCTGAGTAAGCCAAAAACAGAAAAAGCAGTAAACCACGTTACGTGTAACAAGAATAATTTTGAACAAGAGGCTAAATATATTTCTTGGAAGCAGGCAATAAGCCAGAATCCAGAGCTACAAAACTGGTTTAAGCGTTCATTTATTATTTAGCAGCTATTTTTTTACAGAGAGAGTGGAGTTGAGCACATGCATTATGCATGTGTATGGGTAGTGTATTGCTTTTTTTTTTACGAGTTTAACGAAATAATGAAATACATATTAAGTGATGAGCAGATGCGTTGGTGCGAGAGTCAAGCGTTGACGAGAATTGTGTGGGAGAAACGTTTCGCTGGTCAGCCAAGCAATGTACGAATGATGAATATAAAGCAGCAGATTATGGCTGAAATGAGCGCTGGTAAACTTTTAGATGTTGGTGTGATTCTTGGTCCAAGCCACAAAGAGATTGGCGACTTGTATCACGGCATCGTGGTTGGCGTCTCTCGAAACGGAAATCTCTACATTCCGAATGATTACTTGAGTAATAAGGCTTGGCTTTGTTGTGAAGTGGTTGGCCGTCAGGTGACGCTACAGGGATGGGTAAAATTATCGCAAGATTCGCCTCAAACGGGCGTGCGGCTATCAGGTGAGGTGTTAGTTAGGAACTACGAATTAAAACCAATACACGAAATGCTAGAGCGTTTAAACGTGTTGAAACAAAGCTACAGCAAATTAGTAAATTAAAAAAAAACTTTGCATATTAAAAAATATGATGCATAACTCGTTCATGCCGCGTATGACGACAAGCGGCTACGACGAAAGGACGACGAAAAAATATGAGCGACGAAAAAGACAACACTTCTATGCTTGCGCTTCATAGACAGTGGCAGTGGATTAATTACCGTCTGATGGAAACGGGCGGCGAGATGGACGATCAGCTCGAAGCGTTTTTTTCTGAACTGACGGAAAAATTCGCAGAAAAGGTAGACGCGTATCAATACATCATTACGCGACTCGAAAAAGAAGAAGCTGCGCTGAAGGATGAGGCTTCGAAATATAACGCAGCCGCACGCGCAATGAAGACCGCCAGAGAGCGAATGAAGGCAACAATTAAATACGTCATGGAATCACGCGGCGTGACAGAAATTTTCGGTGAAAAAACCCGAATGGTGCTATCCCGCACGAAAGACGCTCTCGACATTGATGAATCTCAAATACCAGCAGCGTTTAAAAAACAAATCATGACCTACGAGATTGATCGCGAGCGCATACGAGCCGAGCTCGAAAAAGGCAATGAAGTGCCAGGCGCAAGGCTTGTTCCTGGCTTCGCGCTTCGTAGCTACGTTGGCGGTAAAAAATAAACATTAAAAAAAAGGAAAAAATATGACGAAAGATATAACGACGAAAGAAAACAAAAACATTACTCAAAATAAAATCAATTTTACTAAAGAACAAATTCAGCTCATTAAAGAAACAATATTTCAAGGCGCAACTGACGACGAGCTTCAGTTATTCATGTACATTGCCAAGCGCACGGGGCTTGACCCACTTGCGAGACAAATCTATGCAGTCAAACGCTATGACAGCAAACTAAAGCGCGAAGTAATGACGACGCAGACCAGCATTGATGGCTTTCGCCTCATCGCAGAGCGAAGTGGCGACTACGCTGGCCAAGTGGGACCGTTTTGGTGCGGCGAAGACGGCGTCTGGCGCGACGTGTGGCTATATAAATCAACCCCGCCGCTCGCGGCAAAGGTAGGCGTCTTGCGCCAGGGCTTTAAGGAGCCGCTTTTCGCTGTAGCACTATGGAGCGAGTACGTGCAAACTTATAATGATCGAACAAGTGGCCAAACGAAAACATCACCAATGTGGGCGAAAATGCCAGCCATGATGCTTGCCAAAGTGGCCGAAAGCCTTGCGTTAAGAAAAGCATTCCCGCAAGAACTAAGCGGACTTTACACAACAGAAGAATACCCAAGCGATGATGAAAATGCTTTTAAAAATCCCGATGCCTCTCGCGAGAGTATCGTCGGCTCTCCGGCGTCGGAGCCTGCGAATGGCTTCCGCACGAATGTCCCCAACGCTGATTCGTCAACCAAGATGGAAGGACAGCGCAACTCAAACGTTTGGAAGCCATCGCAGGCACAAATGAACCGAATGTACGCAATCATGAAAGCGCACAAGCATACGAAAGAATCCGTCGCCGAAGAAAGAAAGCGAAAATTCGGCGTCGAGCCAGGAACAACCCCACTCACAAGAGAGGAGTACGATTATCTATGCACCTGGATGGAAACAACCAAACCCCAGGAACAAGAGCCAGTCGAGCCAACCAATAGCTATTATGGCGATGCATGGGAAGAAGACGAAGACCCAAATTTATTGGATTAAAAAATGACTGCCGGAAGATCAAAGCATAAAATCAAAGTAGGCGCTGGGCTTTGTGGTAGGCCAATGACAGATGGCTACGGCCTAAAAAAAGCAAGACAAAATTGTCCTAAATGCGCAAAGTACAAAAACGTATTACGTCAATGCCTACGATGCTCGAATTTATTTCGGCCAGGCTGCAAGACGCCACACACATGCTCAATGTGCGCATTGGGTAAACGCGCTAAAGAAACTGAAGCCACAGAGGGCGCATGGATTTATTTCGCATGACGCCAGAATCTGACGCGCTTTGGATTATCGCAAAGGTTTTTATTCTATGTGCTGCGCTGCACTTCATAGATCAAGCAATAAAAAAATTGGAGTAATTGTGAGTCGAGTTATCTCGTCACTTCTTTTAATTGTCGCAATACTGGCAGTTTATTTGTTGTCGCCGCATGGGCCAAGTTTATGATTAACTTTAAAGATGAGTATGAAGTGGACAAACACTACTTCCACGTCGATATAAAAGACTACTCAATCGCATCTGGCTTTCTTGATTATGAAATAACGAAATATTTCGAGCCAGGCTCATGTGAGCCATCGGACGCCGAACCCCCCGCCTGGTTGATTGATAAACTTGAATCAAAAATCTGGAATGAAATAACAGAAGCAACACAAAGATAAAGAAGATGATTATGCCAATTAAAATAAACAAAGAAATACTAATGTCGCTTCCACAAAAGCCGTGCGAAAGGGGCTTGTCTTGGTACGACGAGCATGGCAGTGAGGATCTATTAAAAACATTGATAGATTTAAATGAATACAACCAAACATGGGCGCGCTGGCTATTTACTCGTATGATGAATAAAAAGCAATGTGTAGAAATTGCCATTTACTCAGCAGAGCTAGTGCTACCAATTTATGAAATAATGTACCCAAACGATAAAAGAGTTAGAAAAGCAATTGAAGCAGCTAAGTGCTATTTAAAAACTGGTACTGCTGATGCTTACGCTGTTGCTGATGCTGCTGCTGTTTACGTTGCCGCTGCCGCTTCTTACGCCGCTGATGCTAGTGCCGCTGCTGCTTACGATGCTGATTGCGCTACTAGTGCCGATGCTGCTTACGCTGCTGCTGCCACTGTCGCTTCTGCTGCTGCCTACGCTGCCGCTGCCGCCGCTGATGCTGCTGCTTCTGCTTGCGCTACTAGTGCCGATGCTGCTTACGCTGCTGCTGCCACTGTCGCTTCTGCTGCTGCTAGTGCTGCTAGTGCCGCTGATGCTTCAGAAAACCAAAAACAAACTGAGTTAAATATAATCAATGAAGCAGTGCGAATACTCGAAAGAGATAATGCATGATTATTGCGTTATTTCTTATTTGAATTAATCCAATAATCGAGTAACTGCTCAATTATCATACCCCACTGTACCCCATGCCCGTCAACAAAGCCCTCAGACCTAGCTAAGTCTTCGGCTTTTTTCAAAGTATCAATCGAAACGCGACACTGAAAATAACGCTTTTTTAACTTTGTTATTTTTTTGATTTTCATAGCTAATCACTAACTCCTTTAAGCAATTAATAAAAATAGTATACAAAATTGCTTGCAAAAACACAATCAATGTTATATACTATTTATATATTAATCACAAAAAAAAGGAGTAATGTATGTCGATTAAAATTAATAAAGAAATGCTGCAATCATTTAATTTAAGCAAAGATATTCTTGATTGGTATGAAAAATACGGAAGCGAAGATTTGTTAAAAACGCTGACAACATTAAACGAAGATGATTCAGTTGAAGCTCGTTTAATGTACATAAAAATGATGAATCATCGTCAGCGCGCAGAAATTGCTGCTTACGCTGCGAAATCAGTGTTAAGCATCTTTGAAAAAAAAGCGAAGAAAAATCAAATAGCGCGTATTGCAATAAATGTTGCTAATCATTTTGCGGAAACTGGTAAAGTTATAAATTATTATGATTTCGTCAGAGGAATATCGTACTATACTCATTTACAAGCAGATAATATATGCATGTATACTAATTCGCATGAACTTAAAGATGCTGCCACTGCTGGAAATTCAGCAGCTTGGGCTGCGGCAGTGGCTGAAGAGCCGATTAACAAATCAGAAAATAACGCATACTATGCAATTGATGATGCACTTAGAGCATCTTATAATCGAGACAAACTTGAGCTTCGTTTAATCAGAAAAGCTGTAAAAATTCTTGAAAGAGATTCAAAAAATAACACGAATTCATTTTGTGAAAAGAACTAGGCTTTGATCGCGCTTGCTTAGTGTTGAGTATTTATTCTTTTCTTGTCCAGTGATTTTTTCATCAACTAGCTTGAAGCCTATTTTTTGAATGACACTCTTCCACAGCTCAACTGCTGCTTTGTTCTTTTCAAGCTGTAATGCAAGTGTTCCCCCGTCCACGAGATATTTGTAGACGTTAGTGAAAACGGGGATTGTTATTTTGTTGTGGAAGTCCATGTATGTTTCGCAACCAGCGAAGTGAGCAGTATTCCCGCCGTACTCTTCGAAATCAAAATATGGCGGAGATGTGTAGCATAGATCAAATGAATTTACTAAATCTTCATAGAAGATAGTTGAGTCAGTGTTGACAACTTTCACTGATGGTCCAGGAGCATTGATCAGTTCATCATTTATTATATTTAAATATTCATCAAACGCTCGCTTGTTCGTGTCGAAGCCAAGATACTTAATGCCATAACGCTTACAATAAAGTGGTGTAGTGCCGTGTCCCGAAAAAGGATCAAACCAAGCTATTTTGCAAAGTGATGTAACTGATTTGTCTATCTTCCAATTGCCAGCTATCGCGAAAATGTTTTTTCTGAATACTTTAGGATACTCAAGCCCTTCGGGCTTTGTAATAGCTGCATCACACATTGCCCAGCTAAACCCATTAAATGTTGTACAGCCTGCATCAGTTGCACTGCTTGCTTCGCTTGCGCCACTTGCACTGCTTGCGCGGCTTGCATTGCTTGCGCGGCTTGCACTGCTTTCATGCGTCGCATCGCTCACGCTGCTTGCGCGGCTTGCGTCACTTGCGCGGCTTGCATTGCTTGCACTGCTTACATTGCTCGCATGGCTTGATCGGCTTTCGCGGCTTGCATGGCTTTCGCGGCTTGCATTGCTTGATCGGCTTGCATGACTTGCGCTGCTTACACGAGTTGAAATGTCGGAACTGTCAAAACTGGCAGAAGTTTTAAATCCATAAAGACATTCATTTACTCCCTTTGCGAGACCTGCCGAAACGAGTTTCGCTTCATATTTTTTAAACGGATCTGTTCTGACGTGACCTATTGCGTCGAGAAGCCAAAGTCTTTCGTTTATTGGTTTTATGTTTAATTTATCAACCCACTCTTTGACGCTCAGTTGATCATTTTTTTGAGAGAAAATCTCTTTTTTGACTGAATTATCTCCCTCAACAAAATAATCTTTGATTCCAAGATCAAAGCAGTTACCTGAATCAATTGCGTTTACGACATCACGGCAGCCAATAAGTCGACACACTCCATCAAAATCAATATAGCCGTTTTGAAAAACGTACTTTGCCGCATACGTCGCTCTCGATGTGCAATCAACCCAAGTCATCTCGCCTTCAGGGGTATGAAAGAATTGGCTTGGGTTTGCCCTAGCGCGCATCGAGTATGCGCCTAGCTGATTAAGCGAAGAGATGTTCCCGCTTATGTAGCCTCTTATTTCATTAACAAACTTATCATGATCTTTTGTTGCTATTGTTCTGTAGCGATAATATTCCTTTAGCTGAACAGCTATTCGTTTTTGTGTTTCTGTAAACTTTCCACTGACTCTTTTGTTTTTCTTATAACCAAGCAGGTAGCCTGCTGTGTTCCACCAATTCATGTTGATGATATCTCTCACCAAGTAACCTAGAGATTGTTCATCAATTAAAAATTCTGGGTTTTCAAATAATTGATTGATAAGTCTGGGGTGCATCTTTTTAATTGATTATGTAATTGTTAAATCGTCAATGATTGAAAAAATAAAAAAGCTAGTTACACTTCTATTCGTTTTTGTACCAAGGAAAATCGCTCTACTGATTAAAAGGAGTCAATAAAATGTTAAAGCATGTTGAGAATATAGGCTCAGTTGATGGCTTTGATGTCGTTATTATGGACAAACTTCGAGAGCAGTTTCCGGAGAGGTTCACTGAAAGTGGTCAGATGGACTGGGAGTGGTTTGAAAAAGAAATCAGGCCAAACAAGTTTGTATATGTAAGACTAGATAAAAATTCATTGTCTTTCACTCTTCAAAATGGGCCAATTAAAGAGGTTGGCGTAAACGGCTGTCAGATTGACACTGTAATATCAATGGCGTACGCACTGCTTAATTCGCTCAACATGCAGCACCAATGCAAAGAAAATGAGCTGGCTTTGTCACACCTTCAATCCGCACTGCAAGCATTGAAGGACAGAAAATCTGACCGAGAGGCTAGAGGTGTAGAAGGAACGAGTCTGGCTTAAATGAAGCATGGATTAAAGCCTTTGATTGAAAAAATAAAAAAGCTAGCTAGCACAAAAAACAAGAAAGAAATTGCTAAAGAGTTATGCATAACTGTAGATGCCGTGCGCTACCATTGTAAAAAGCATGGAATTAAATGTGTAAACCCGATGGAAGGCAGATCGTTTCGAGAGATGGAGCGCATAGTTAGCCTTGCCAAAGAGTTAGGGGTTCGTGGTGCGGCAGAAAAGCTAGGCGTAAGTATTCACGTTATTAAAAACGTATCCCGCAGGTTTAAGAAAAAACTAGCCGAGCAGAAAAAAGAAATAAACGATAAAACAATTGAGGACATGCGCCGAGTAGCAATCTGGTATTGCAACAAAAAAGGCTACTACAATGACGCCGAAGACTTTGCGCAGTGGGTATGCTTAGAATATCTGCGTGGCAGAAGAAATTCATTTGTTGCACAGCTCTGGGTAGATTACATGAGAAAAAAAAACGGCAGGGCATGTGATGATACTGAGTATCAAAAGAATAAACTGTCACACAATCTAGCAAGTGATCCCATATCTGGAACGGGGCTAGAGGAGTTGAGCATAAGCGAAAATCAGACCCCATCATTTGTAAACGCTGATCTTTCGGTTTTGAAGTTTAAGAATAAACTAGCGCGTGCATACATATATCTTTCATTCAAGTATGGGCTGACGAATGAAGAAATTGGCGAAGTGTTTGGGGTAAGTGGTCCAAGGGTTTGCCAAGTAATGAATAAAGAAATCGAGAGAATAAGGTCAAAAAAATAACATTGTGCAACACGAGTGCGCTTATGTTCAGATTAAGTAATGACAAAAGAAGATTTAAAATCTTGCTATTACGATGATTGCCCTGGCGGCTATAGAGCGCTCTACATTCCTGTCTTGGTTATGCCATACGTCAGTGGAAAAAATGATAAGTACGAAATACAGTGTGACAATAAAATTGTATGCGCAGCCTGCGCGCTAAGGATTAACCCAATGAATGCTGTAGGAATTTCAGACTGGGAGTTGCTTGTCAATAAATTGCTTCAAGATGGGCTTGACGTCCCTGACAGGACACGTGCTAGGCTGCGGTTTATTCCTGTTAAAAAATAAAGGCCGACGTCATGAAAAAAATAAGAATTTTATCAATTATACCGAACCGAAACGATGCCACAAGTTTCTACAGAAGCATTGGGCCTCTTTCGGAGCTGACAAGGCGCGATAATCTGAACATTGAAGTAATGGAGCCAAGCTCGGTCTCTTGGCCAGTGGTTGCCGCAAGCTGCGATATTCTTTTCATGCAAAGGCCGTACAAGGAAGATCATCTGACAATGCTAGAACTAGCTAAGAGACAAAACAAGCCCGTCTGGGTTGACTACGATGATGACCTATTCAGCGTGCCGGAATCAAACCCAGCCCACGCAACATACTCAAATGATAAGACTAGAAAAATAATTGCAACAATAATAGCAAAGTCAGACGTTGTAACCGTTAGCACAGAGCCACTGCGTGCTGCGCTGCAAGATGCTCCGACCGGTCCACTTGCGAAAAGGTGTGAAGTTATAAGAAACGCACTGCCAACACACATTATACCTGAGATGCCTTTGCTGCCGAAAAAAAGAAACAAACTATTCTGCTGGCGCGGTTCGGCAACTCATAATGAAGATGTTGAGCTGTGGATTCAGGACATTCTAAACGCTGCAAGTGATTTAAGTGACCACACTTTTTATTTTCAAGGCGATGTGCCGTGGCGGCTTAAAAAACAAGCTACTAAAAACATGGAAATATTTGGCGCAATAGACATTTTGGATTACTTCTACACGCTTAAGCAATTGCAGCCAAAGTGTATGCTAGTTCCACTAGCAAGCAATTACTTTAATAACTGCAAGTCTGACATTGCCTACCTTGAAGGGCTTTGGGCTGGCTCTCTTTGCATTGGGCCAAACATGACGGAGTGGTCAAACCCAGCGACATTGAATTACGAATATAAACAGGGCTCATTTTATGAAAAAATAATGAAAGTCGCAGAAATGAGCGATGAGCAGGTAAACGCGAAGGTTAGAGAAGCCAGGGAATCTAGGAAGTGTTACCGAATCGTGTCAGACGCAAATGACAAAAGAGAAGAAATCATTCGTGGACTTGTGGGAGCCTAGTGCTCATGCATTAAAATTTATTGAGCATTATAGGTCTGGCATTGTTTTGATAACTGTCATTAGCGGCCTACCGCCTTCGGCGAACCACGCATGGATTCCACGTCGTGGTCGCTACGGATCAAAAATAAGATCAAAGGAGTATCAAAACTATATAGACACTAACCGCCGATCGCTCGCCAGGGACTGCTTACCGACTATTGAAAAATCGCCGCTTGCAATTTGTATATGCTTTCATAGCCCTAGGTTTGTAACAAAAAAAAACAAAGCAAGCCTGACGATGGATATTGATAATAGAATAAAAACACTTTTAGATATGCTGCACGGCACGGGGCGAGCCGATAAAGGCGGCATTATACCCGTAGACGACGCTTTGTATTGGCACATTGAAGCCCACAAGGTACCATCAGAAAAGCTAGAATTTACGGAGATTGCTGTGGCCAACATTCCAGAAAAGTTGGGTTTTAAAATATGAGTCTAGGCGGAATCGGCTTCTATAGTCTGACGACGACTGTTGCGCCAGGTGCTGGTACCAAGATTGGCGCTCACGAAGAAATCATTGGCGGCAACAAAGTCTATTACCAGGGAGTGGTTGTGGGCTTTTTGTCGCCAGGCGGAATTTTTTGTCCTGCATCGGTATTAAATCCACTGCCTGTAGACACGATTGGCAATGCAGGAACGCCGCAGCCAATTTTCGCTGAAGCAAATACATCAATCTCGGAACAAACTTTGGCGTCATACACCGTGCCTGCCAATAAAGTTTTTAAATTTATTTCGGCAACACTAGCGTGCTCTTTCGATGGTGTGATGCGGGTAAAGGTGAACGGAACGGTAGTTAGAGTAATCCGTACGGGGCCAGGGCAGCCCACAGTCAGCATCCCTATTGTTCAGTCAGATGTTGCGGCAGGTCAGGTAATCACTGTCACACATGAGTCGAGAGTTGGGGTGCCGCCTTCTGCGCTTGTAGCTGTTTCTGTAGATGGTAAACTTTATTCAGCTTAGGTCTCAAAAAAAATAGCACTGGGGGGCAAGTTATATGAGTGAATTAAGACCATCGTTTGCAATCTTAGAGGACGCCAGTGGCACTGGAGTTGCGGCTAGAGAAGTGCAGATCGGTGACTCGCCTAATGCGAAAAGTGGACTTTTAGGCTTTAGCTTCAGGGACTCTTCCGGCAATGTAACGATGCCAACGCTGACCGCTGATAATAGGCTGCCCGTAACTTTTGACTCAGCAGGCAATGCGCTTAGGAGTCGAGGCGAAGTCGCGGCGGGCTCCCCTAGCGGGACTTTTGTAACTGTGACGCAAATTACATTAACACCTGGCAGCACTTACACGAACGTATTTGGAAAAGTTAGCTGTAGACAGCCAGCTCTTTTTCAAATGCTAACAGTTGTCGATTCCGTTGAGACGATTTTAGAAGATAGCGTGCTTGATGCTGGCGTATATAATGATGATCTTGGCAATAATCCACTTGAGTTTAGTGTGGCATCCGGCGCGTCGTCTGCGGTGCTGCGTATTCGTGCTTATAACTTTGGCAGCGGTCCTGCCAAGCAATCTCCGCTACGAGCCAGTCTAAATTGTGTTGAAGTTGTGTCTTAAATAGAATGAAAAACCGAGCTTCTGGGTGTAGCGTTTTGTTATGATAAAAATAATAGCAATAATAGCAGCACTAGCTTTTTCAAAACTAACGCTTGCCCAAGAGCCGCAATTCAACGTGGCTGGCGAGGTTGATGACGTATCGCCGTCAGTGGTTGGCGAAGGCGAGACGGGCATAATGAGAATGACGCCTCATCGCGGATTGCACATAAACCTGCGAGATCAAAATGGCGTTGCGTTTGGGACGGCTACAAATCCTATTAGCTTTGCCATCAAGGCTGACGTTCCAAACGGGAAGTTTGTTTTTAACCAATTTGTGGCAGATAATCAGGCGTTCTATAAGACGTATAGCGTTGCGCAAAGCACTGGGATAAAAAAAATCCTAGCCGGTGGCACGCAGGCGGGAGCCATTACGCTTGCAAAGCTAGTTTCTGCTACGACAAACCTTCTGCCAGGCGGGGGGTTTAATAGCAATGGCGACATTGCATTGTGGAGCAGCACAGGCATTGGAGCATCGGCTGGGCTGCCGCTAAACCGCGACACTTCGATATTCGACGAGGGATCTTCTTCCGTAAGAATTACTTTCACTGCAAGCAACATTAATAATTATCCTGAAGTCAGCTATCAGTATTCGCCAGCGATTGATCTTTCAGTGTGGCGCTATGTTTCTGCGAGGTTCTACAATGTAAGACCAGCGGGGGCCAATACAACAAGAACAATATTAATAATCCTTGAGGACGCTTCAGGGCTAACTAGAACGTTCTCACTTAGCGGAGTAAACAATGTTGGCACCGTTCCATTTGGGGTGACTGGCTGGGTAACACTAGAAGGCGAAATCTTAAATCCGACAACAAATACAGCAGGCTTTGACATTAGTCGAGTAGCAGTGGTTAGGCTTAGGATGTTTGATGGAGCAAATAGGTCGAATAGTCTTTGGTGGGATAATGTAAGGTTTACCGGAGCTGTGACGCCTCTTTTCAAGGCGTTTTTTCAGGCGGGCTCTACTTTTCAAACGACAATCGATCCAGTTGAGTCATTCTCTTCAGGAGATACATTGACTTACATAATACAAAACCTATCCGGTAGTAGCGGTGAGTTTAGCGTTTATTCAACTGGAGTAGCACTATGATAAATTTAAATTGGCAGGCTTTTTCAAGCCTAGACCACGGTAAAGATTTGTTCTTCACCGAAAGCAGCGAAGCCATAACTGCAATTAATCCAAGGCTTATGGTTTTTACTCAGCTTCAAAAATCAAATAAAAATGAAGACTATGAGCAAGCAATCCGCATGATGATTCAATCAAAGTCTTTGGTGTCAATGAAGCCAAAGACTGAGCTGCTTTTCGCTCAAGGTACCGAGTTTCATCTTGAAAATAGTTCTAAACTGACTCGTCATACCTTACAAATACCTAGAAACTTAAACAAAGATTGCAGAAAGTGTTGGCTTATTGTTAGCGCAGTCACTGATTCATATGGGCACGGCGATGCTCTTTTATCAATAAATGTAGTGACGCCTTCCGATGCTTTAAAGATTGGCGATGAGAACCAAAGCACGGTGTTGAAATATTTTGAGCCAAGCCACGGGAACACGGGCAAGTTATTGCTATCTTTTTCAATAGATAATCTGCAAACGAGTACAGAGAGCACATTGGAATTTGTGTTTAAAAAATCGCTTTGGATCATTTCTAGTAAAGTTAGAGTTATTATGAATGTAGAAATTCACGGGGGGTAAGTACAATGTCTCAAAATCTATTGCTGCTAGCGCAGTCAAATATTAAGTCTATATCTGCGGGTATGCGCGTTATTAGCGCTCAGGCAAGTTATATTCAAAAAGCGTACTTTGCTACACCTGCTGCATCAATCGTATCACTGCTACCTGCTGATGAAGCACCGGCCACGCAAGCAAGTGCGCTGACAAAAAGTAGCGTGATTGAAGGTGTAACGCTAAGTGAGTCGATTGTTAATTTTTTCAACAATTCAGCAGTCACGGTGAGCGATAATACGCAGCGTGCTATGCTTCTAACGAACGGCTCTGCCGTTCTGGCAAGACCTCTTAGTCAAGACTTAGAAGCAATCGGTAACGCAATGAAGCAGTTGGGCACTGATGTTTTGACGACTAAGAATCGCTGCCTTTCTCTACAAAAATTATATTTCGGAACATATGTCTCAGCAGTGGTTGGCGCACTTAGCAGCTCCGATGTTCTTCCTGGCTGCGAGATTACGAAAGAAGAAATCATCTCTGCAATAACACTAACCGAGCAGTTTATTAATTTAATGAGTAATGAAGCCGTAGTCCGAGCTGATTATGCTGCAACTTTAGTGAAGCTAGAAAGGCTGGGCTAAAAACATGGCGCTACAGCTAGAGTATGACAAAAAGCATGTTGATCCGATAACGGCAACTGTACTACTAACTCGCGGGGACGATTGGAAACTTGAGGCAAACGTAGTGGACCGCTACGCAAGGTATCGCCGCGATGCTGACCTTACAGGCGCAACGGCTAGCGCGTATTTCGTAGGTGATAATGACGCAGCATGTGCGTTTCCAGTCGTAGTAGCGGTTGCAAAGTGCGGTCGCCTAAATATTGATGTTCCAGCCAGCTCGACTTCAGCTCTTGGGCTAGTAGAATTCGGTCAGCCGAACTACGTCGTAGTAGAGAGCCCAACACTTGGCCGCCAGACTGTAAGAAGCGTACAGCTTGTTCAAGTCGTCGATCCATCATTCGAGCAATACTAGAGTAAGCGCGCGAGCCTTGACATGACGCGGGGGAGTCGTCATACAATATATGTATGACACAAAATAATCCCAGCACGCAAATGTCAACAGTCCACGATGCAATGAAAGACGCGCAGGCCGAGCGAACGGAGCCAACGGTGTGCAAGAGTTTTCGAGTCGAGCCCGAAGTATTTGAAGCAGCGCAGAAAATCTGCGAGCGAAACGGCACGAGCGTTAGCCAGTTTTGTAGAAAAGCATTGCATAGACTTCTTATGGATTACGGCGCCATGTTCCACGTGGAACAAAAAACAAACAGCAAGGCAGATTAGCCTCTTATGCCCAGGTATAGGGCCAATAGTAAAAAGAATAAAAAGCTAATCTCAAAGGAAGAGATGAAGCAGCTCTACATGGATAGTCCACACCTTGCGTGGCGAGCGTTTTGTCAATCGCAGGGTATAGACGTTGCATCTAATAGCGACGAATACCCTAGCGCACTTTGGCGTGCTGAAAAAAGACAAAAGATAATCCAAGCCGAGCGCGAACGACTAAAGGACATGGTCGTCGAGAACATGAGCGCATGGATAGCGGACGTTAAAAACACGATTCAAAAATATCCGCAAGTGGCCGACGCCGCGCTTGGCTTAATTGCGCATAAGATTAAGAGCTTAAACGAAATCGCAGCGAAAAACAGAATGCACGAAGTCGATGCTCAGACGCTCTCAACCCTGGCAACAGCCATAAACACAATCACTCAAGCAAAGCATAGAGCATTAATGATTGATCAATTCAATGTGGACCTGGCCGCAATGATGGATAGTGCGTCACAAATTCCAGAGGACGAAACAAAGCTAGAAGCTCCAAAACAGGTAGAGATTGTAATTAAGCACACCGAGTCAAATGCTGGGAGCATAAAACAAGACACGAATCACCTTGAAAGATTTACGGATTACTACGATTTCAACAAAAAGAAAGCCGACCTTTCGGAAGGCTCGCTTGTCGAAAAGCACTTACTTCCGGATTCTGTGAAAGACATGATCAAAAAAGAAGACATTGAAGACCAAGACGAGCTCGAGCGGCTACTGAAGGAAGCAGAAAACCTATGAAGCTAGTTGATATGCCAGCATATCAGGTAGCCGCATTAATGAATGACTGTCAGAATTTTTGTTTCTACGGCGGCGTAGCAGTTGGAAAAACAGCCGTGGGCTCTCACTTCGCCATTCTGCACATGAAGCAATACCCACACCTATCTGGCTTCATTGGAGCGAACACATACGATCAATTATCCCACGTTGCTCTGGCAGAAATCATGTACTGGCTAGATTACTACAACATGCCCTATGTTCAAGATAGACGTCCACCAAGAGAGTGGGGAACAAAAGGCTTTAAGCCAAGAAAGCATTACAAAAATATTTTATCCGTCCTGGTAGATGATTGGGTAGTCACAATTCATACGCGAGTGATGAGTAAGCCTCATAATCTTCGCGGTATGGAATTTTCGTGGGCCTGGATCGATGAGCTGCGAGACACGAAAGAAGAAGCATTCGACGAAGTGCTTAAACGAATGAGAGAAAGCGATTATATGAAAACCCTCGTCACTACGACGACAAACGGCGATTCATGGGACGCTAAACGCTTCTTTACAAACGGTGACGGCAAACTCTATGGCTCAATGCACGTCCCAACAATTGAGTCACTCAAAGCAGGACTGATAACTAAAAAATACTACGAAGGACTTAGATCATCCTTTTCACCGCTTGTTGCAGCGCAGGAACTAGACGCAATGCATGTAAATGTGCTTGGCGGTAGAGCATATTACTCGGGTAATAAGGACAATGCTAGGTATCGTGCGCCGTGGGGGGCGGTGGAGCCTGATCCGCGTTATCCGCTAATTGTCGGCTGCGATTTCAACTTTTCGCCAGCGCCTTGCGTTTGGGTAATTGGCCAGGTTGGGCCAATGCTTAAGCATAAAAAAACGGGCAAAGTATTCGATTGGACGAAACACATTCATTGGTTCGATGAGATTAAACTAGTCGAAGCTGGAACAATAGCAATGACTGAAACCTTAATGGCTAGATATCCTGGATTTTATTATCGCATATACGGCGATGCATCGGGCAATCGTGGTACGACTAGTAATGCAGGCGAGACTGATTACAACCAAATCACTCAAACGCTTGCAGATGCCGGTGCTCAATACGAAATCGACGTGGACCAATCAAACCCGCTAGTGAAAAACAGAGTCGAAAATATGTGTCGTATGCTTAGAGACGCTGCTGGCAATGTACGAATGACGTACAACCCAGACCGCTGCCCACTGCTTCACGGTGATATTAATCACGTTGGTTGGAAGCGAATTGTAGGTCAAGGCGGCAGAGGTAAACTCGATGACGGCGGCGACAGTAATCGAACCCACGCATCAGACGCAGTGGGCTACGCGCTATGGAAGCTATTCCCGCCAGGCCGAAGGCTTGAGCTCGTTCAGTCAGTGGCTAGCCATAATATGACTCGTTTGATTCAATCTTTAGAAACTGGGGGTAGCTATGAATGATGACATGTGGATTCGTGTAGTAGATGAAAAGCAAGCAGAAATTGATTACCTGCGCCAATTACTAATCAGATTGAAAGAATTAATGAGTAGGGGAAGGCATTGCTGCTATTGTGGAACGGAAAACCCGCACGCAAAGGCTTGCGATGAGGCTATGGGCGTAATCAAAGGAATGAAAAAATGCGAATAGTTGTTACAGGAGCGCTGGGCTTTATAGGGAGTCATCTCTACAACAAGCTACGAATGATGCAGCAAATGGAAGTCGAAGCGTGGGACAGCCATGATGTTGGTGCAAATACTAGCAACATAAATAATATGCCGTGGCGCTTTGTTGATATTAAAAACAAAAACGATGTCTACAAAAGCATGGCTCAATTTAAGCCACATGTAGTATTTCACCTAGCAGCGCAAAGCCATGTATGCCGTAGCATTATTGATCCAAGCGAGTTTTTTGAGACAAACATTCAAGGCACGGCAAACGTCATGGAAGCTGCTAGAAAACTCGTACCTGGAGCACGAATTATCCACGTTAGCACCGATGAGGTTTTCGGTGAGGCAATCAACGGGGCGTTTACAGAAAGCACGCCATACGCGCCAAGAAGCCCGTACGCTGCTAGTAAAGCAGCGTCAGACCATATCGCGCTAAGTTATCGCGAAACTTACGGCTTATCAGTTACAGTCACGAATTGTTCAAATAACTTCGGGCCGCATCAGCATACAGAAAAACTGATTCCGATGACGATTAACGCTTACCTAACAAACGGCGTTATCAGAATTCACGGAAGCGGTGAGCACATGAGGGACTGGCTTTGGGTTGGCGACCACGTAGATGCGTTAATCAAAATCATGTCAAGCGGCCATGAGCAGCGTTATGTCATTGGCGGCCTATGTGTTAAGAAAAACATTGAAGTGATTAGAGAGATCATGAGCATCATGGAAGATGAGCTAGGATACCAAAGACCAAACGTCATTCACACAAACGACCGACCGACTGATGATAAAATCTATGAAGTAAATCCACAAAAACTTATGGCTATGGGTTGGAAGCCATCCCCAGAATTGTTTAAGGACAACCTTAGAAAGACAATCAAGTATTATGAAAAAAAGTGAATTGCAGTGCTTAATTGAAGGCGTAGTCGTCATTGATCTTGATAGCTACCAGGACGAGCGTGGCCAGTTTATGGAGACATTCAACGCTGGTAAGTTTGCCGCGTTGGGTATTGAAACGGAATTCAAGCAAGCAAATGAGTCAGTGAGCTTTAGTGGCGTATTACGCGGAATGCACATTCAGTCGAATAATCCACAAGGTAAGCTAGTGCGCTGTGTGTATGGGACGATCTACGATGCGTTTGTTGATTTAAGGTATGGCTCTAAGACTTTTGGAAAGTGGGATGGGATATGGCTCACATGGAAGCAGCCGCAAGCGATATACATACCGCCAGGCGTCGCGCACGGCTTCTACACAGCATCAAGTGTGGCCATACTGAATTATCTCTGTACGACGCTCTACGACAAAGAAAGCGATGGCGGCGTGCTGTGGAATGACCCAGAGATCGGTATTGAGTGGCCTTTTTCAAAGGATTTTGTTCCAATAGTATCAACAAAAGACATGTCATTGCCGAGCATTGGTGAAATCAAGGAGCGATATGAGCAGCTACATAGATTACAACGAGAATCTTGAGACGACCGATCCGATGCTTGACGAAACGCTCTATGCTCGTAGAGCGGAATTAAAAAGTTTAGAAGACTTAAAATCACAGCGTGGGACGCCAATCCCAGCACTTTACAATCAATTCTACAGATTCATTCAGAACCCCAGTTCCGTTAGCGTTGAAACATTCAAACGCATGATTGATACCGATGACACAATCGGCTCTGGCATTGATTTTTTAACCACTGCTTTATCATCAAGGCTTGGGATTTATCAGCATCCGAGTAAAGAAGTCACTGACTTTGTAAACAAGGCTTTACAGAACATTGAAGGCGGGTTCTACAATGTTGTGAAAGAATTGTTATCAGCAACATGGGCAGGGTTCGCTGTTCAAGAAATTGTGTGGGAGAACAACTCAAAAGGTTTTATGCCAAAGAAGATGGTCCCACTTCCGCCATCGACTTTGCTATTTGAAACAGAGCGAACTGGCGAGATCACAAGTGACGGTATTCTTCAGTATCAAAGAAACTACAACCCAGCTCTCTCTGGCGGTGTTGCATACCTCTTCGGCTTTAATACGGCAAGCGGGCTACAAAGCCAGCCCGTTAGGCCAGATCCGTTTGCGAAATTGGGCGACTTCCCTTATCCGCTTAGAACAGCGAATGTCTACAGCTATTTGGCGATTAGAATTCCACGCGATAAGTGCCTGCATTACGCATTTGATGCGCAGGGGAAGTTTGCGTCTCCATATGGTCGCAGTCTTCTAAGACGAGCGTACAAGTATTATGTATTGAAAGATGCAATTTTAAATATGATGGCCACTGCCCTTGACCGAAAGGGTACGCCGCTTTTGATTGTTTACGCCGATGGCCAGAAGACCGTGCTTGACTCTAACAAGTACACTGGCGAAGACAATCGTGGACGAAGGGACAGAGGCATCAGGGCAGACGTCGCGGCTAGTCATTTGTTCCGCAACATTCACAATGATACGACGATCATTCTCCCAGGCCGTAAGGATGACGTGTACGGAATTGAGCAAATTCAGCAGGCGTCAAACGCTGGAGATTTCATTCAAGCAATCGAGCTGTGCAATAAATCAATCATGCGTGCGCTATTGATTCCATCACTCATCTTCATGGGCGGTGACGGTAGTGGCGCATACGCTCTCGGCCAGGAGCACGCCAAGACGTTTGATAAAATCTGTGACGGTATGCTTGAAGGCTTGAAGCAAAGTATTCTTACGCAATTAATTAAGCAAATCATTGCATATAACTTTCCAATGGAGTCATGGGCCGAATACGGGCTAGGTGATTTTAGTAAGCGCACGCTGACTCAAGACGAAATTGAAAAAGAGCTAGGCGCAATAGAGCGCGCTGTAAATATTGGCGCAATTGACATGAATGACAGTCAGGACCTTAACACCGTTAGGGAAAAAATAGGAATGACTCCACTTAGCAATGAGCAGATGCTAGCAAAGCAAGCAGCTATGCAGCAAAATAGTGTATTCGGGGGGGGACAATATGCCGGTAGCGAAGCAGATCAAAGTGGTGCCGTACAAGGGCAAGAAAATTTCAATCTACGAAGTTTTTAAAGACGGCTGGAAGCATTATTTTCCACAAGTTGATGGAATGGCAATTGACTCAAAAAGAACGAAAGACATTACAGAAGCAATTAAGGAAGCAGTAGCACAGATAGATGGCCAAGCGGGGGCATATATGAAAAAAATGAGTTTAGCAGAAAAAATCATGCAAGGCACAGAAGAAGCAGAAAAAAAGAAACTGGAGCAGCAGCAAACTATGCCCGCAGCCAATGCGCCTGTAGTTGGCGACGAGAGCGGTGATCCGATGTTTGACGTGCCACGAAAAAAAACAGATCAAGAAATGCAAATGAAGCCTGCTGATATTTTGAATCAAGACGTGGCTACCGAGATGGGCGCAGCAGACACTATTGAAGCTGCAATCAAGCGTGTAGTGATTGAAGCAATTAAAGAGGCCGCTACTCCTGAAGGGCACGTCAACAAAGACGTGGTCAATCAGATGGGCGCAATTAATCAGTAGCCACAGATGAAGCCACGCCACACCAACGGCACTCAATGCGAAAAGTGCTTAGAGATATTTAATCTTTACCCAGGGGCATACTCGCCGCTTGTTGGCTGGTTCATGGGCTTACAATTAATAGTGAATGACGCGCATATCTCCGAGTGTGGCCGTGGGATTGAAAAGCAAAAGCTATACTACAAGACTGGCGCAAGTAGGGCAAAGTATGGTCAAAGCGCGCACAATTGGAATGCAGCGATTGATATTTTTCAGCTAAAAGGCGGCAAGGCAGTCTACAATCGCAAGTGGTATGAAAAGCAGATATGCGCGCGTATGGAGATTTGGATCAAGTGGTATGGCGAGCCAGGGTCTAAGTTTCCAGAGCTGCCACACTTTGAAGTGTGCAATTGGCGGGAATTGGCGAAGTCTGGGGAATTAGGTCTAGTAGAATGATATGCCCACACGCAACGGCTGATCTTGTTAAACTTCTTGGCACAGTTGAGGCCGAATCTGTGATCAAGATGGCAAAGAAGGCAGAAAAAATAGAGCGCAAGTGGGATAAGATTGCCGAAGAGTTAAACGAGGAGCTGCTATACTTAGCCGTCAGCGACATAGAGGGCGATGGCGGCAGAGCGCAAATGTACGAGCTGATTTTAAAATTTCTGATGGATCACATGCTTGATGCGAGTATGCAAAGCCTTGGCATGATTGAAGAGCGAATGCCATCAGTGCCGAAAAAATCAAGACTAGCAAAGCGCGCAAAGGATCTGCGCTACTGGATAACGATATGGGACGCATGGCGAATAAAGCGTAAGCCAACCAAAGCAATTAAAAAGCAAGCGGAATCAATTCTAAAAGAATACCTGAGCGCAGCGAAAAGATGGTATGACAAAGCATCGGAGCCGATACGCCGTGGCGAAGTGCCAAAGAAATCCATGGCTAAGGAATTAGCTAAACAAATAAGAGCGCCGCTTGCTAGAACTAAAACGATCGTCAATACAGAAACGACGCGCTACTGGAATGAAGTGAGGCGTGACTTTTACAACGGTGAGCCGCAGGTCACGCATTATTTATTCATGTCCATAAGAGACCACAGAACAACAAAGTGGTGTAGGACGAGACATGGCCTAGTTTACGAAAAAGATGATCCTGAGTTGCCGCCGCCGATTCACTGGAATTGCCGAAGCGAGATATTGCCTCTGACGCCATTCAGCCCAAACCATCAAAAATTGATACAAGACAAATCAAAGACCAGGCGTAATAATAAACCTGAGCCACTGCCAAAAGGCTGGCTCACAGGGGGAAGCAGATGAGTTTGATAAGACTTCAAATCGGATCAATAATTCCAGAAGAAGCAAACGAAGCGCCAGAAGTGGTACCATCAGTTTTGGAAAGACGCGCGCTACTCGTCTACACTGGCACGTTTCAAAGCATGGACGGCCAGGTGGAAGTTAAGGACGAGCATATCGAGCGTTTAGCCGCAAACCATAACACGCTGCTTAAGAAAATAATGACTCGCCTCGCTGGCGAGCTGCCGGCAAAGTTTTATCCCCCGATACAGCTAGACCACTCTCTTTCAGCGAAAGACACGATCGGCCGCCTGGTTGGCCTTGTAGAAGTTGGCGAGTACACTGAAGACAATCAGACAATGAAAGCCCTTTACGGAAGAGTCAGAATCATAGGCAAAGAAAATGTTGAAAAAGTGCTCGATGGTCGCTGGACGCACCTTTCTATTGGAGCAGACTTGGAAGATGGGAAGTTTCAAGAAGTGACGGTCACGCCGTTTCCGGCTGCGGCTAACGCAAGCCTGATGAGTCGCGGGCCTACCAGCTTGTCCCAAGCCGAATACCGCGCTCTTTTCGAGAAAGCTGTAAACTCCGTGCCAGGCGTGAGGCCAACAAAAGTGGACGTGAGTGAGTCAGGAGCGCGCGCGTATTACGGAGATGAGGGCAGAGCCAAAGCGGCAAAGGACGCGCTTGAAAAGGTAAGTGGCTTAAAATCATTGGAGATGAAGCAAGAATCTGACAACCTGTGGGTTCTTGAGTGTAAATTTTCGCCAGTTAATGGCGTTAAATTAAACGAGGGGGATGCAATGCTAGAAAAACTTAAATCCTATTTGACTGGCTTCAAAAAACTAAGCGCAGAAGATGCAGAAAAAAAATTGGCCGAAATGCCAGATGATGAAAAAAAGAAGCTCATGACTGAAGCCGAAGCCGCGCAAGCCAAGCGTGACCGAATGAAGGGTTATTTGATGGCTGTAAAAGGCATGGACGAGGAGTCCGCAGAAAAGCATCTAACAGAAGTTTCTCAAGAGGATTTAAAGAAGTTGGAAGCTGAAGTTGATGAGCACGAAAAGCTGGCTGCTAAAAATGCCGACACCGAAAAAATGTCTACAGAAGAGCAGACCGAATCAGATAAAGCAAAAATGATGAAAGAGTCCCAAGAAAAGCTAGCAAAGCTATCTCAAGGAATGGGCGCTAGGCTTGCTAGCATTAAATTAGCAGCCAAAGAAAGCAAGATCATAAGTCGCCTATCTGGCTTAAAGGCCAGCATGAAGATCACTCCCGCTGAGATTAAAAAAATAGATATTAAGCGATTGGCCAAAGAGAACGATGCAACAATTGAAGCCGTACTCTCATCATACGAGTCAAGGGAGCCCGTTGTGTTTGCAGGCATAATTGGCACTACGCAAACAATCAACATGGCCGCCGCAGAAAAAGCGCGACTAGCCAAAGAAATGGAAAAAGATATTTTGGCGTCTATGCCGTTCACTAGTCGGCTGCGTAAATCAAGCCTTGCCGAAGGCGAGCAGGAAGGAGCGGCCGATAAAGTAGAGATTCACGTTGATACCGATCCTCATACTGACTTAATGACCGAGTATAATGAGCTTTGTAAAATGATGGACGAGGGCAAGCTCGATGAGGTGAAGGCAAAGCTAAAGAAGCGCTACATGGGCGGCTTGGCGTCCTACGGTGCGGCAGTGCAAGAAGACGCTGGCGCAACACATGAGCGCATGTCTATGCTTGAACAAGAGTTAGTTAAGTTACAGAATGAGTATGAAGAGATGGTCAAACTAACAGCTTCAATGCGTGAGTAATTCATCTCAGGGCTTTTAAAACAAGGGGGGCTAAGTAAATGGGTTCAATAGACTCTAATTTCAAAAAAGAAGTTTTCAGAAAGGATCATCCTGCGATCATTGCGCAAGATCGTCAGCTTGCAATGCTCATTGGAGCACGCATGAAATACAATGCAACGGGCTATCTGGCTGGAACAGTTGTCGCACGAAACAACGTAAGCGGTCTGTATGATAAGTATGTCAACGGCGGCGCAAGCGGTCTCGACAATGCTGTTGGCGTATTGTTTCAAGACGTAGCAGAGGAGTCTTTTGAGTCGGCTACCGGCTCGACTACTGCTGTAGTGATTGCCGGCGGCGTTGTTTACAAAGATAAATTAATCGGACTTGATGCTGGGGCTGAGGCCGATCTTGGCGCTAAAACCATTATCGGTGCTGACGGCGTTGAGCTACTCAAATACTAATAGGGGGAATGAGAGATGGCTTCAGTTGTAAATCAATTTTTAACTAATGAATATACAGAGACGATTCAAAAGGTAATTCAGGAAGTTGTGAACGACCCTAGCACCTACCGTGGATCGGCCTACATGCCATCAGTGGCAATGCCAGTTCGCAAGATCAGAACAGAAGTGATCGAGGCTACTGGCGGATTGACTCAAGCGCATGTGCCTGGCACTTCGCCAAAGTACATTCAATCCTTCGGCACTCGCGTGCAAGAGTACGAGGCTCCTTTCTGGAAAGAAGCAATTCACTATGACGAGAGTAAAATTTTGTTCTTACGTGAGTTGGGCAATAACGGTCGAAACGTGCGTGGCGTACAGCAGTACATCAGCAAAGACATCGATCGCTTGAATCGCCGTATTGAAGCACGAATCGAGCTGCTACGATGGAGATCAATCTTCGACGGCGGGTTTAGCTATCTAGGCAAGACTTTAAGTTTCGGCTTGCCTTCGGCTAACCGCGCAACACCGATTGGTCCACTCTGGTCACTTGATAACGTAAACGCTAACAACGCAGCAAACCCAATTATTGATTTACGCTATTGGTTGACTGGCGGTTTGGGACCATTCCGTAAGTATACAGTTAGCAAAATCGTAATGAACCCAAACACCGCCCGCTGGCTGCTTGATAACAACAACACTCGTCAGTTCTTAACAAGCTATGGCGCAAACCCTGGCTTGCAGGGCTACGATGTCAACAAAGTGCTAAACTTCTTGATTCCTGGCTTGCCAGAGGTCGACGTTTACAATGCTTGGTACCAGGAAGAGACTGTCGTTAATGGCAAGGTCACTGTTGGTAACGCCATTTACTTCATTCAAGACGGCGAGATATTCTTTGAAGTATCGAACCTGCCAGGCGGTGACAAGATTGGCGAATTCGTGCAAGGCTTGAACCTAGCTGGCGGCTCTGTAGAGAATCCTTCTAGCGGTAAATTCCTTGTCATTGAAGACAACACCGCTCCTGGCACCAAGGGCGGTGTAACGAACCCGTATCTTGATTTGGTTGGCGGCGTGTACGGCGGACCGAAACTTGATCGTGGCTTCGACGTATTGACTGCTAAAGTAATTGCCTAATCCTGATGAGTAGATCGTGACTTTGGGGGGGCTGAGTAGGCACAGCTCCCCCAACTCAATTGAGGAGATTAAAAAAATGGAAGTTACCCCAGAATTAAAAACAGAAATGACGGCTCCCGAGATGCCAAAAAAGACAAAGTTGGTGTCCGGCAAAGGTAAGACGTATAAGATTAAAATTGTGCGTGATTGCCAAGTTGAGTTGGCCGATGGCACGGTTAGAGTTGCCGTCGCCGGTGAGGTTGTAGACGTAACTAAGCAGTGCGCGCTTGATTTACTTGGAACAAAAATCAGCGGCTATTATACCCATGTTGGAGAAATCGAAGGCGGCACAAAAGAAGCAATCTATCGAGCTGTGCCGTATAAGGGCGACGAAAAGCCTGCTGTTCAAAAAACTATCGAAATGGATCTCGATAGCTTATACGAATCACTTTGATCTGCTGGGGAAGGTCAAAGTGTACTTGGGCTAGGGATTCTTTCGTCGGTCTTCCTAGCCCAACCCCTAAAAAAAATTAGGAGTCACTGGTAATGGGCAGATATGTGGCGGACGCTGATGTTGAAACTAGAATTCGCGGGAAGGTTCAATTGACGGATGATCCCGATAGTCGAGACAGGATGCATGTTACATTATTTAGACGACTCATTGCCGAAGCAGAAAGTGAAGTCGAGCTAGACTTAATGCCAAGATACCATGTGCCCTTTAAGGCCACTGGCGGCGGTAAGTTTTCAACTCTACCCGAAGTGACAAAAAACATCATCAGGACTCTCGCCGAATTACAAAGCGTAATGAGGATACTTGAAACAGATTACGGGCGTGGCACGGTAGTAAACGGCGAAGAGTACACTGAAAAATTAAAAAAGCGCTATGATAGTATAGTTGAAAAGCTAATGAAGCGCAGTGAGGATAGTCATAGACCTGGCTGGGCGTATCCGCCCATGCTCGGCCTTGAATTGGCTTACTTTAATACCGAAGCAGATGACGGCTTTGTTGGAATGCCGATGAACATTTCGCCAAACGGGAATCAGGCAAGTTATCCGAGTAAACAAATAAACGAGCCTAGTGAATCATGGTGGAACGCCACATACGAGCCGGATGAGTGGAAATGATTAAAGTACAGTTTTCTATTCCAGACCTAGAGGGCAAACTGAATCGGATGATGCCTAGAATCATGGGCACTATTGCAGCGACAGCTCAAACCAATAGAGGAATGTTGTTCGATGCCGAAGGCGCCCACAATGGGCATCCGAAGTGGGCTTCTCTTAAAATGCGCGTTGGCATGATATTATCCGACCGTGGCGTATTGCGAAAAAGCATTGCGCCGAATAATGATGGCTTAAACCCAGTGAAGGGGCCGGACGGCATTGTAGAGATTGGCTCGCGTGAAGTCGTAATCGGAACAAGGCTTTTCTACGCAGCTATGATGAACGATGGCACAACTAAGATGCCTGGCGGGGTTCTTAGGCCAGTTCGAGCAGAGGCATTAAAAATACCACTACCAAGCGGGAAGTCAGCCACAGAAGACGCAAAGCAGCTACGAAAGCGCGCTAGCGGTAAGGGAAAAGAAAAATTCATATTTAGAAAGTCGGTCAAAATACCAGCCAGGCCATTTGACCAATGGAACACAAACGACCAAGCGGAAATGACGGAGACGCTTGCTAGACAAGTAGCGGCGATTCTAAACAAGTAGCATGATAGACGAGCAGGATAGAATAGATTACTTAGATACGACGAACGGCCTGACTGGCTTCATTGACGGTCCTGGGGAGTTTCTAGTTAAACACATGGCGCAAAGTATTCGAGACGTGCCGGAGTTTGCAGAATTATTTGGCGTCATACCGGATGGCAATGAAGAAGAGCGGCATGGGTTTATTGATTCATACAAGCGTATGGATTATGGCATTCGCAATTTACCAGCTTTGAGAATTTATTCTGAATACTATAGTAGGGAGTTTGAAAGCTGGTTTGTTGACGGCGAAGTAACCATGGACGTTATTTACCCGCCTTTAATTAGAAGAGAGCAGACGCAGCAATATCAAGACACAATCAGTTCAGCACTTCTTCAACAGTTTAGTAGGCCAGTTGTGTTTCAATCCTTGCTTGGCTTAATCCCTGGATTAAACGAGCTGGGTAGAAGTTTTAGCGTACAAAAGGGGCTTGGCTTTGAGATGGGCGACAACATAGTTCCATTGACGCAGATTAAACTAAACTTCAGAATAGACTTAAGACGCTGGCGTGAGCACCTGGAGCAAGGCGATAGGACTATAGATGATCCGTTCAAGCGCACAATAGGTGACTTGCGGCGCATCGTCACACAAGTAAACGCATTACAAGATAATGGACAAGTTGAGGGTTCACAGGTCACTATAGACCAAAGGGTTTAATGTAAAACGGGGGGATACAAAATGGCACTAACTTCCATCGGAACACAAAGGACGCCAGGCCGTCCCATAGAGATTACTTTCGAAGCCGAGCAGGGGCTGCCTAGCGACCTACAAGAGTTATTGCTAATTGGCCACGCAGCTTCTGGCGCTACTGGAATCAATACAGTGATCACAGTAAATAACGTTTCTTCACTCAGTGCTGCTAGCGGAGAAGTTGCAACAAAGTTTGGTGATGGCTCTGAAATTGCCAAAATGGTACTAGCCGCTGTTAGAGCAAATGAAGGCGGCTCAACATTCCCAAAAATTAAGTGCGTGCCACTAGCTAGTACAGAGACTGCCTTTGGACCATCTGATGCTGCGCTCACTGCTGCAAAGGCTGTGAAAGCAGAATATATCGTTAGCCCATACTCTCTGACTAACAGCACGCTGCGCACTAAGATTATTGACGCTGCTAGTGTGATGAGTGGCGCTCAAAGAGTTGAGAATAATCAATTCGGCACATTCGCTGTGGCAGCAGACCAGGCTACGGTTGATCCTAGCTTGTTACCACAGCCGGATACACAATTTTTCGTAGGTATTTGGAAGCGTGACAGCGCGCCCGTTTACTCAAACGGAGAGCTGGCGGCGGCAGCAGCAGCGGTGCTAGCAGCGAACGGCGTGCCCTTCAACCCAGTTGATGGACTTACGATCAAAGGCGTGGCAGCTCCCACTCAAATATCTGAGTACATTACAGTTGGAGCCGGTCTTGAGTCAGAAACTGCATTGTTGCGTGGTATAACGCCGCTACAAGTAAAGCCGAACGGTGATGTTGCTTTTGTGCGCTCGGTCACAAGCCGAAGAACGGTCGATGCCGACGGCGTTACAGAAGTAAACGCTTACTACGATGTTCAAGACTTCAATGTTCTTTATTTCTGGCGAAAAACGCTATTTACTAGATTCAATCAGCCTGATTTCAAACGCAGAAAAGCAAGTGATGAAGCTGCCAGGGAATTACGCTCAGAAGTGATTCGTCTTGCGCAAGCGTTTGAGGATCAAGGCATGTTCCAAAAAGTATCTGACCTGGCAAAGGACTTTGTTGTTGAGCGCAATGCAAGTGACCGCCACAGGTTTGACGTGCTAACGCCAGTCAATGTTGTCCCAGGACTACACGTCATTGCAACAAATGTAGCCGCATCAACTAGATTTGATGTTGTAACAATATAAGGAGCCGACAATGAAAAGATACGCTGATAGGATTTTTCTTTCATTAAATGGTCAACGTGTAGTCGACCTACAGTCGTGCACGGTGAGGCAGAATCACAACGCTAGAGCAGTGCCAACAATGACGCCCGACCGCTACAACCGCGGCCATGTGCGTGGCAATGTTGATATTGATATCACTGCGCAGATTGCTGTTGATAATGCGCTCTCAAGACCAAAGTTTGAAAATATCGACTACGGCCTAAGTGATGTACAAATTACGGCGGTATTCGGTAGTGATCAGCTTGTGATGACTGGCGTCTTCTTAAAAGATAATGATGACGCAGCCGGTGGAGTTGGCGATGAGGTTAAGAGCACTTTCAACTTTGGTGCTATCAAGATCACTGACGCCGTTGGCAACAGCTCTCTGTTTAACGGAAGCATCTTCACTAGCATAGCTTAGGATTAGGAGATAACCCCCAGTGTTCCAGTCAAAAAGCGACGTTGGCTTGCCTCAGCTCGATGCAATGAGGCAGGGCACGAATTACAGAATAAAGATCGTAGTTAGGCAGTTTGTTGCATACCTTCGGCCATTGACAATGGACGAGACAACTAAAGTCGTAAGTGAAGTGGCGGCGTACTTATCAACTGTCCCGCAGGAGCGAAGGACGCCGATTTTTGAAAACGGCGTTTTAGCAAAGTACACGCTGAAACTGGCGAGCACAAGTGATGAGGACAAAGAAGATCCGCAGTTGGGCGACCTATTGCTTGGTAAGCTAACGCCGGACGAGCTGCAATCAATCTGGAAGCAGTATCAAAAAGGTCTTGAAATGTGTGATCCGGACCTTGAAGAGCTGCCGCCTGAAAAATTAAAAGAGATGGTTGAAGACTTAAAAAAAAATCCCTCAACAATGACAGAGCTATCTTTCTGGGAATTGGGGAACGTTTGCCGATACTTGATCCAAGAAGGGCAACACGCGGGCAAATAGTTTGGTGGGTTGTCCACTCCCTTGCGTCTGGAAATATCAGTTTTAAAGATGGTACATTTAGAAATAAGGGGGTAGTCGATGTCTAATAGCGTCAAATTGTCGATTAAGGCCGACATGAATGAGCTGATTCGGGCAATTTCTGATGTTCAATCAAAAATGCGCGAAATGGCTACAACGTTTGATGAGACTGCGGCTTCTTCTGATAAATCATTCAATGAGAGCACGAAAAAAGTAACAACATACTTTGAAAAAACGCGGTCCATAGGCAAGCAGGTACTCGATCAACTAAAGAGTGATTTCAAGTCGCTGATGTCGATTAACGCTCTACAAGAAAGTTTAAAGCTATCAAACCAGTTCAGAGGAAGCATTCAGCAAACAATCGAGCTGTCTGACTCCATAAGAAAACTTGGCGGCGTTTTTGGCATAACAAGTAAGCAGTTTGTTGAGTTTCAAAAACAAATCACGCGGGGCTTGGGTGATCTTGGTTTGGGTTCCGAAGTTGGCTCATCAGTCATGGAAGGACTAGCCAGAAGCGGCACGAATGTTCGTGGCGGTGAGTCAGTTACAGCATACGCAAGACAAGCTGGCGCATTAGGACAAATCACAGGACAAAGGGGCCAGGAGGGCGAGATTGCTAAGATGCTTGCCCAAACGATGCAGGCGCGCGGTATGGATCCGAATGATTTGAAAGCAATGGAGCAGGTGTCAGAGGCGGTAAGAAAATCATTTAATGCTACTGGCGCAACGGCGACTCAATCGCTTCAGAAAATGATACAAATTTTTGACAGAATGCCACAGGATTTAAGAAAAACTCTATCGCCAAAGGCACTTGGGCAGTTGATGACGATTTCTGGCGTCGCAGGACCAAACGCGACGAAATTTCTTGAAGAGTTTATCGGCGCAAGCAAGTTGCAGCGCGCAGCTTTTGAAGCGCAAGGCTTTAAGGGCGTGGCTGGTAAGCAGGGCATTGACCTTGATAGACTTGAGTCTGCCATCAAGGGCGTAGTTGGCAGAATAGGCGGCGATCCAAGGATGGCGGCACAAACGCTTGGGATATCGGAAGACGCTGCGGAAGGTCTTGTTAGGCTCTCCGAGAGTATGGACCGAGTGCGTGAAGCAACAAAAAAATTCAATAACGACATGACTGAAATGCGCCAGCAAATTACAGACACAAGGGGATTAGGCGAGAGTTTCAGCGCAGCGATTAATAAAACAAAAGCAACAATCACAAGCCTGACGGCACCGCTCACTCAAGGCATAACGAAAGCGATGAGTGAATTATCTGAAAGCGCTACTGGTAGTGCTGCTATTGTTGCGGGCGGCGCTACAATTGCGGCTTTGTTGTCTGGCATTGGCCTTCGCGGGATAGGCAAAGCATTGGGCGGCGGCATTGGCGGTTCCCTTGCTAGAGGAGCTGCTGCGCAAGCCATTACGGGACAATCCGTCCAGCCAGTGTACGTCGTCAATGCTGCTGAAATAGCAGCAGGTGGAGCGCTAGGGGGACTAGGTGGAATTGGTAAATTCGCTGGATTGGCTCGCTTTGGTGTGGCTGGCGCTGGGCTTGCTGCTGGCGGGGCTCTTGCCATGGGAGTAAATAGCATCCCAGGTGTTAAAGAAAATGCGCAATCAGCGGCAGGTAAATTTCTTAGTCTCTTTGGCCTTGATAAGCAGTCAGAATCTGAAAAGTGGGCTGAGGAACAAAGAATGTTTCGTGCTCAAAAAATTGGCGCAACGCCTGATATTGTTTCCGCAATTGAAAACGGCATTGCGCGTGGCATGGAGCGTACAAAAATACAAGTCGACACAAAAACACCTGGGCTTGATGTCAAGGCAACACCGAAACGCGGGGGAGCGCAATGAGTAAATACAATTTAAACGATGCTCAGGACTTTCAAAGACTAACGCTTGGCTCTGCTGCCGGTGTTCTTCAAACGCTATCACTTCTAGGAAGAGACCCAACAAAGTGGGACATCAAAGAAGGAAGCTACGCCGTTGACGGCGTGAAAGTATTTTTTCACGTCTTTGAGAGCGCAACGGGCTATCAGGCCGCACTTCCTAGAATTCAGGATAACGGCGGAAGAAGAAAGGCACGTTACACATACCCCTATCGTGACGGCGGAACAAGTGATGACCTTGGCAGCATGTCCCAGGGTTTTGAAATCGAATGCTTGTTTCATGGTCCAAGGTACAAGACTGCTTTGTCTCAATTCTTACAAATACTGAATCAGGAAAAGCCAGGCGAGCTGCAACACCCCGTGAGGGGCATATTGCGTGTTGTGCCAGAGACTTGGCGCATTACTCATAGTCATGAGCAAAAGATGGCTGCGGCGGTTTCTGTTACATTTTTTGAACAAACGTTTGAAATCGGCGGGCTACGCTTTCAGGGGCAAGACACTGCGAAGTCTGCGCTTACGAAAGCGCTATCTGCATTGAGCACGATTGATAATGTGATTACTAACATTATTGGAGCAGGGTTGTTCGCTCGATCTTTAGTGAATCAAATTAATGAAGGGCTAACGGAATACAAAAATAGATTCGGCTCTAACCTACAAACGATTAACCTGACATTTAACATCAGGGGCAGCAGTGATATTCCTGGCCTTGTTCCAAGCAATCAGGGCGGAACTGGGGGAACGCAACAAAACACATTCCCGACATCGAGGAGCCCGTTCGATAGCTTCACGCAAGTTGTCGAAGCGCAAGCGACGAGCGTGGCGGTAGCTGTAAACAGAATAGTGAGAGACGTTGCCAGTCTTCGCACGTTTTTATCTAAGCAAATAACTTTGATCGAAAAAGGCGCAGGCGGTCAAGGCGCGCTAGAGTTTCACTCTGATATTGTCTCATTAAAAAACACCGCAATACTGCTACAAAACGCGCTAGAGGCTGGCATTGCTAGTTCGCGCGCCAGAACATACGAGTATGTAACTCCGCGAATTATGAGCTTAAGAGAAGTCGCTTTTGCGGTTGGGCTTAGTGTTAGTCGCGTCATTGAACTAGATCAATTGAACCCGCAGCTTGATTCAGTCAATTGCATCCCTAAGGGAACCGCTGTTCAGGTGACCACGCCATGACGACTACTATTCTGCCAAGAAAAAAGCAAGGCTCCTTTACTTCGCAAAGAGAAAACGCTTTGCAGGAATACTTGCAAAGCGAAGGCAGAATGCCGCCCGTTCGGCTTATCATTAAGCCACTAGATGGCTCTAGTTCTATCGTGCTGCAAGATTTTATTAGTTATTCGTTTAGCAGCTCAATACTGATTCCCGTAGACACATTTTCATTTACTTTTGCAGCACCTGATGGTCCGCCGTTTTATGAACAAGTGAAAGAGGGCGACCAGGCCGTGCTTGAGGCAAACGGCTACAGCGTATCGACTGGCGTTATTGATAGCATTGAAATTGGCATCGATGGAGATGGCGGTGAAATGGTCACCGTCACTGGGCGTGATCTTCTTTGCCAGCTTGAGGATCAAGATGCAATAAGCGTACAGGATAAGCCAATTTGGGCAAACAGAGCACCATTGATTCAAGCAGTTAAAACACTCGTAGAAAATACTGTCATTCAAAAAGTCGTGCTACAAGATGCGCCAACTGGGAATTATTTATTCGCAACCGAACCAGGTGAGACAAAATTGAGCGCACTACAGCGTTTTTGTGAGCCACTCAATTGCATATTCTGGTTATCCGGCGATGGTTCGTTAGTCGTCGGTAAGCCAAACATGAGGCAAGCGCCTGCTGGCGAAATAATTGTTTCAAAAAGCAGGCGATACTCAAACGTGACTGCGATTAAAGTTTTGAGGTCTTCAACACAAATCCCAAACATTATAGTTCCGATATGGTCCGGCCAGGAAGCAACACAAGATCGAACCCCAGTTGGTCAAAGAATATATAATGCAGCAGCGGGTCCGAATAGGCTGAGAAGCCTAAAGTGGAATGTCCCAAAGGGGGTAGTTGTTTCAGCTCCGAATGGCTCTGATGCTCAGTCTCTATCTCAAATAAACACAATTGAGTTGGCAAACGGCCAAAGGCTACGGGATGAGGTGTTCCCTATTGTTGGCGACCAGGCCGCTGGCGGATCAATTCTGCAAGCGTATGCAAAGCGCGAAATCGCGAGGGCTAACCACAAAGAAGTTATCGTTCAAGCATCGCTGCCTGGCCACTATAACGATAACGCGCAGCCATTCCAGGTAGATACTTGCTATAATGTGTCATACGATCGTGGCAGCATTGAGGAAAAGATGTATTTGTTTCAAGTTGAGTATTCCATGGATCGAAGCGGCCAAAGGACTTTGCTCTATTTTTGTAGGCTTGGCACTATCGTAGCAGATGTTAGGAGTAAGTAAGTGGATTCGGAGCTAATCAGGTTCATTAGAAATGAAATAAAACGCCAGATGCAAGTCATTCTTTCTGGCGTAACCGACGGCAATACAAATCAAACAGAAAGCATCGGCCAGCTATACCCAGGAATGCCAACAATTGAAAATAGGCCGGTCGTTCATCCGTACGGGCTTGTAAGCCGAGCGCCTAACGGGACGATTCAATGCAACGCGAGGCAAGGCGAGCACATGAATTGGATAGTGATTGGCCATAGAGATTCAAAAAGACCGCAGCTCGCGCAAGGCGAAGTGATGCTCTACAATGAGCTTGGCGAAAAAATTTATGTATCAAAGGGAACAGTTCGTACTACGACGCCAAAGATTGTAGATGAAGCAGGTGACGTACGGATCGGCTCTGAGTCGGCCAATGAGAATTTTGTTCTAGGCAAAGTATTTAAAAAGTTTGCCCAGGATTTGTTGCAGCAGTTAGCTGCGGAAACTCATGTCAGTGGGCTTCCAGGTTATCCCACAAGCGTTCCTCAAAACGCAGCGCAGTACAACGCTTTGAAGGCGACACCGATAAACGATAACGCTATACTTTCAGATAAGATATTCGGGGAGAAGGGGGGCAATTAATGGCAATGACAGGTGCGGGCCTTGCGGCACTGCGTAAATCAAAAATCATCGCAGCTTTTGGTCCGGCAACTAACGATAGTCAGCTTGATGCATGGTTGCTTGCCGACTCTGAAGCAATAGTGGAATACATTCAAGCAAACGCAGATGTTTCTAGTACTGGCACGGTGTTGACCGGTCCTGGCGCTGGCGGCGCCGTTTCTACGACGGGGACGGTTAGCTAATATGGCTAAAAGCTGGCTAATTGATCCAAAAACGGGCGATTATGTTATGAATAATGGTTCCCCAGTTGAGACGGATTCCCTCACAGTTCCTGCGTATTTTAGGCTCAAAACAAGGCGGTTACAGTGGCTCTACGCTCCTAGTTCGACGTTTGGAAGTGATTTTCATTTAGTTAAAAAGCGACGCACCACTGAAGATGCTTCATTTCTTGAAAGCATAGCTGCGCAAGCATTGCAGCCAATACTTGATGACTCACGAGCTGATTCGATCACTGTAACTACGACCTCAACCGCGCGTCACGGCATTGGTATGCAGGCAAGCATTGTGTCGGACGGTGGAAAAGAAGACGTTATTGACCTGCCGCAGGTCTAGGTAAAGGATAATAATCATGGCAATTAAATTTAAAACGCCTGAAGAAATCGCAAATGAGTATTTGACTTACCTCAAGGGCTTAAAGCCCGAGATTAATCGAGACCAGCAGGATTCTGATTGGTTTATTAGGGGGCAGGTCGTAGGCGGTGTTGTTGCTGGCGCATACGCGGATCAAAGAAAAATCTCTGACGACGCGTTTCCACAATCTGCAAGGCGGGATGCGCTTGAGCGTCATCTTGATTTGTATTTCGGCAGCGGCTTCATTCAGGCGCAGCAGGCCGAGGGAACAATCGGCGTCACTGGCACTGTGGGCGCTGCAATTGCTATTAACACTGAGCTTGTTTATTCGCCAAACGGCAACGTGTATAAGACGAGTAACAGCTTCACGTTTACGACTACTACTGGTTCCGTGCCTGTGATTTCTGTTGCCGCTGGGCAAGATCAAAACTTGCTAGAGGGCGCATCTTTGACGTTTTCAAGCCCAATAATCGGAGTAAATTCCACAGCAGTAGCTTTGACTGATATTTCTGATGGTAGAAACGTCGAGAGTAATGATGAAGCAAGGGAGAGAATACTTGCAAGATTAAGAACCCCGCCCGCTGGCGGCACGCGAAATGACTATCGCGCCTGGGCAAAGGAAGCAGATCCATCTGTAGTAGATGCTGAAGTAATTCGCTTCTTATACGGACCTGGAACCGTTGGGGTTGTACTGACCGCTGGAACTACGGACATAGATGCTGCCGTCGACGCTGGCGACCCCGTAGTGCGTGAGCCATCAAACCAATTGGTTCAGCGCGTGCAAGAGTACATTGATATTAAAAAGCCGCTAACTGATTGCGCAACGGTTTTAAAGCCCACGCCTATCAGTATTGACGTCACAGTCAAGGTGCGCTTTGTTGACGGCGGGCTTAATACGATACCGGCTGGCCAGCAGCTAACGCAAGAGCAGCTTGTCGTTCGTGAAGTGAAGCGCGCTATTTACAAGACTCCTGCCGGTGGACGCAGGTTCGGTGCGTCTGGCTTTGTTGTAGCATCCGAAATCGAAGAGACGATCGACTTCAATTTATCATCTAGCCCAATAACCGTTGGCGCAATTGGTGAGTTTGTGACTGATAGGCAGGTGCTGAATCTAAGCGCGTCGGGAGCTAACCGCTATGTGCTTGAAACTGATTTACCAGAGCCTGGAACAATAACTGTGGAGCTTTTCTAAATGCCAGGCAAGTTTCTAACAAGAAATGAGCTATACCGACTGCTACAAAGAGAGCTGCCGGAAGGTGTTTACCCTGACGGTGCGCCTTCGGCGTTTTATTCCACTGCGGATATGGATAGCATTGCCGGAGTCCTTGCTACTGCTTATGAAAATTTAGAAAGAATTGACGCCAATAACTTCCCTCAAACTGCTGATGAAAGAATAGCAAGCTGGGTAGAAAAAATGTTTATTGGCGCGAGTTTTGATTCATCAGTCACGCTACAGGACCTAAGAGATCGAGTTATTGCTAAAGTTAGAAAGCAGCCAAAGATTAATCTTTGGGAAGTATTGATCCTTGTAGCGTCATACGTCCCGCCTGGCGTTTATGTTCAAGTTGTCGAAGAGTGTGGGGATGGAAAAAACGTGTGGGCGCTTGGCGAATCAAAGCTAGGCACTGAAACTTATCTCAGGGGGTTTAAGCATTGGCATGAGTATGGCTTTAGTAATGCTGAATACTGCAATGTGATTAAAGACCTCGGTTGGCGCTTAGGCGAAAACAAAATTGGTGATGATACGAAGCTATCAGATGTTTACGGACCTGATCTTTATGACTCTCAGTTTTCATTCTATGGCTACACGATTAGAGTATTTAATTATCAAATAACAGGTACTAGCCTTGAGCAGTTGAAGCGTCAACTGTCTGACACAGCACCGGCGAGGAGTCCAGAGATGATAATACAAAACTTAAACCCAGCAGATTATGCTTTGACTAACGTAGTCACAGATGTTGATGAAACATCCGGCGTCAATTGCATAACAATAGATAACTTGAGCTCTACTGGTTACAGTGGACTTACAACATAAAATGGAGATGCAAGAATGGCTCTGACAGACATCAGAAATTTCAATTTTTATCAGAAATATTTATGGTCACCAACTGATTTCCAGAATTTACAGCAGTGGCTTCGCGGCTCCATTGAAGGACTTTTTGAAGGACTAACTGGAGCTGCTGTCCTTGATGGCCTTGTCGTTTCGCCAGGCGGCGGCATGACACTCACTGTGTCTACTGGTATAGCAGTAAATGAAAACGGTAGAATGGTAGTGGTTAGCCCATCTCTTTCCACAACTATTACAGCCCCCACTTTGAACCCCAGGCGTGATTTGTTGATTCTTCGGCCAAAAGTTACAAACACTACTTTGATCCCGCAGCCGACGAACCCATCAAACCAAGTACCTTTGCACCAACAGTTTGGGTATGATTTTTTACTTCTTAACGGAGCGCAGGGTGTTAATCCTGCGTATCCCGCGACTCAAGCGGGCGACATTGTGCTTGCAGGCGTGTATAGCGAGCCATCGACAACAGTTCTGACGCAAGCAAACCTAGATATTGGCGTGACGGATCGTCCACGAAAGCGTCGCAGCCGAGTTAAAGTGCTGAAGGGCAATTCTGCTATTTCAGTGAATGATGACATCATAGAACTAGATTGTAGCAACGCTAGTGGAACGTTTACGCTTCCTGGCGCAAAGGCCGCCGAAGGTCGCCATTACACGATTATTCGTGTTGATAACTCGTCAAACGATTGCGTGGTGTCTGGCGGTGACGGAATCAATGGAACGAATACTGTAGAACTGGATACTCAGTATCAAAAATTAAACTTATACTCGAATGCAATCACTTGGAGGAGCATCTAATGAAAGCCATAGTCGCGTTATTTTTATTTTTATCAGCTTCGGCAAACGCTCAAATACTTACGAATAAACTTGATATCGGCGACGGCACTGATAGTGATAAGCTGATTCGCGCAAGGACGACCGCGCCAGCAGCGACTAGACCTTCCATCAAGTGGAATGACGGTACAAGCAAGTGGCAATTCACGAACGATGGCACTACGTTTCAAGATATTACTAGCCCAACGGAAGCGGGACCATCTACCCCAATCAGCGCGTCCAATATTGATTGGTCACTAGGGAATATTTTCACGAAAACCCTATCGGCTAACACAACATTCACGTTTTCTAACCTTCGCGTAGGCGTGATTGTCGTTCGTGTTACCAATACAGTTTCAAACTATACAGTGACGTGGCCAGCTAGCGTTTTGTGGTCCGGCGGCACTGCGCCCACGCAGACCGTAGGCAACAAATCAGACGTGTATACTTTCGTGTATGATGGCTCGACAGTTTATGGAAGCGTAGTACAGGATTTCTAAAATGAAAAAAATTACAGAACTATTATCTATAGTTGTTTTATTCGTTATTAGTTCCGGCTTTTGCATTCCTTTTTCTTTCTGGAAGAGCTCGTGCTCAAGCCTTGAGGATATATTTACCGAGCAGGGCAATTTGACTGGAAGTGTTTTAGCTAGTGCGTCTCAAATGTCGCCAAACGGAGTTTATGGCTTCGCCAAGGTTCTTGAAAAAACTTCTGGCAATAGCGTTTATCACTTTTTCTACACAAAGGATTCTGGCGTTAATTGGACTAAATTTGTGACCACAAAGGATTCTGGCTCTAATTTTAATGAATCATTTAGTGGGTTATTTGAAAACAACAACAATGGTCATATAGTTGTAGCCAACAACGGAAAGGTATTTTGTCTTTACTCTGGAAATATTTCTACTGACCGCGCTGTTTTCGGTGTTTACACTGATTTATCAGATGCAAGCCCTACCCTTTCTGACACGCCAAGCACTGGTGTTGATGGGTATATGACTTCGGCTGCCGCTGGGCGTGTTGGCTACATAAGCGGCAACTCAGTTTATGGAAACGTAGACGCTGACAAAACTGATTTAAGCTGGATAGCCGTTGCGTTAAGTAGTTCATTCGCTGATATGCGTTTCTACTCAAATGGCGGCGCTACGCATGTGGGTGTATCATCTATTTCAATTAGCCACTCAGCGTCTTCGCCTTTGATTTCTGTTGTCACTGGATCGGGGGGCTCTCATAGGTCTTTTATTCTTACAAAAAACGGCTCTAGTAATATTAATTTTAGATATTTTGATCAACCCAATTTAACATCGACATCATCTGATGTTTTGCAAAATGGCAACTACGCTTTGCGAGACGCCACAATTGCGGGTGCTAATATTGCTATATCAGCTCGCAGGATTTCAGACGGGATCTCTGTTTTATTTTCTTTGCCAATTTCTTCGCCCGCAACTCCAGCCGAAAGAGTAACTACGCAAGCAGTCACGCTGGATACACATCTTGGCTGGTCATCAATTCAGAGCGAAAACGAATTTAGGGCTTTAAGATCAGAATTAAAATCAAACCCATCGGCGGCTAACAATTTACTTTTGTCTTACGCCACTGTCCATCCTGACGGAATTCGCAGAGCGTCTGCTGTTGAGGTTAGGGATATTACTAGCTTCGTTGGCGCGAATATTTCGCAGTATTCACAAAATGTTTGGCGTGGGCTTCGAGACATTACAGCTCGAACGCAGATGGGGCAGACTCTAACAACGTCTTCTAGCCGTTTTAGAACTGTGGCAGTTCGCTTGCGGCAAACTGGAAGTGTGCCTACTGGCCACAATATTACGCTTGAAGTGCAGGGACAGTCAGGTGGGTTCCCAGATAACACAGCGCTAGCAACGTCAATAAATAGCTATCAAGCTGACAAAATAACAAAAAACACAAGTGGCCAGTGGTGTTTTTTCACAGTTGATACCTTATCCCTAACCGGAAGCCACTCTTTTGTTATTAAAAGCACCTACCCAGTCAGTAGTTCAAACTACATAGAAATCGCGCACTCAAACTCGAACCCGTATTCGGGTGGAACATCAGCCAGCTATGATGGCTCTACTTGGGCTGCAAACTCTGGCGAGGATTTCGTTTTTGAAGTCAACGGCGAGTGGATTTATGATTTCTCAACCGCGCTTGCAAGCCATGTGCTTGGCTCTGCAATGTGGGACCAGGAAGTCGGCGTTAGCCTTGCTGGAGCTGGAAAGGCGCAGCTTGTAACTAGAAGAACTAACGCATCGAGTACGTCGTATCTCCCAGTCAGTGGTCATGTTTTTAAATCAGAGCTGACTTTTGGCACTGGAACGTCTGCATCTACGTTTACAACACCGTCCCAGGCTGGGTACGCTAATTATGATCCTAATTTAGTTTTTTTAACGGTTCCAGGCTTAAACAATTATAGCAGAAAAAACGTCACAACTGGAGTTGTGGATACGGTATCGGCTGCTGAAGAAAGGTCGGGCTTTAATCATAGCGCAACTTATACCTCGATTACTTCAGCAGATTTTGTAAACGATTCGGATTTCTTGCATGGGCGAGCGTTTGAGCCTCAAACAACTGGTAGGCTGATATTCTATGATGATGCGCCAGTATTTAGAAATTTACACAATAGAAAGTTTGTACTTGAACAAGAAGTAAAGCCAACAAACTTATCAAGTCAAAAAACACTTTTCAATCATGCTATCGCAACTGCTGTAAACACATGGTGGGGCTTTCAATGTTTTATCAGTTCTGGCGATGGAAAAATAGGGATAAGAGCCGCAAATGGCAGTGCGTTTACAACAATTACAAGCACGTCAACAGGCCTTACTGCTGGCACTTATTATCGAATTCGTTTTGTAAACGATGGTACAAATGTAAGAATATATTACAATTTAAGCAAATCGGGTGGAACGTGGGTTGAGTTTGGATACGACACACTGAATACAATTTCAGTTTTTGGCTACAACACTACGGCTCTTTTTTCACCGTTTGCTTTTTACGATGAAAACTCTAACATTAGTGGTCCTCAGTCTGTTATAAGCACTGGAATAAGATACGGCTACGCGAAAGTAATTGTTGGCTCATCTACGGTTTCTTACGATGGGGCCACAGATGTAGGTCAGCCTGGTATTACAAAAGTAATTCCAATTAGCAATAAAATTTCTGCCGAGCAAAGCACCGGCCAGAATTCAACAACAAACGGAGTCAATTTCGATGACTTCGGTATCATTAAGCAGGTATGCCAATGAAAAAAACATTTATCATCGCAGTGCTAGTTCTTTCAGCTTGCGCGCCTAAGCCAAGGGTTAAAAGCCCGCCATGCGACATGGTGAATAACCGCGTTGACGTTTGGGTTTGTGGGAAGGCAGACGTGATGAAATCTTGTCGCAAGGTTGATATGCGTAAAGAATACTTGTGTGATGAGTTATGACGCTTTTTGAAGCCATGTTGGCAACGGGCCACATTGATGAAGATGGCATGGTGCTTGAGGATCCAAACTCGGGCGATGGGCCGAATACGGGTAACGGCTGGCATGGCTGGGGAGTAATGAGTTGCATTTCTGCGATAAGAGGTGAGTTAAGCAGTGAAGAAATGCGTCACTTGTTTAAAGAGTGTTACAGCCAAAGTGCTGTAGAAGGCTTCCCTGGTTTGGTTCATCGCGGACCTAGAAAAAAAGAAGAGAAAATCGCGCATGATGATTTAATTGGTCTTTGCGTTGCAAGCAAGCATCTTGATGGCGGTCTTGTTGCGCTTTGGGCATATCATCATCTGAAAAAATACTTTGGGACGTATGACAATTTGAAGCCTGGCGCGTGGTCATTTCGTTCGTTATTGGTGAGGCAGCCCATAGTGCTTCCGGTTGTAACGTCTTGCGCTGGCGTTGGGCTTGGCGCGCTAGAAAGATCGTTTGCTGTTTTTCGGCTAACGGTCAATTCATTAAGCAGTAGCCCTAGGGGCAGAATATTGGATTGGCTTCTCTACTGCGCGCTATCAGAAGAAAAGTCGATTAGCGTCATACGAGCGAGAGAGCAGTGGAAGGTTGGTCTGTTTAAAAAATACCCAAAGGGAATGCGAGATGTTTTTTCTTCTTACTATGGTGTGGATCATCCCTTTGTTGAATTTGGAGTTGGGTGCTAGACTTATTTTTGTCGGGGGGCACGACCATGCAGGAGCAGATTGTCTTGGCTGTTATTGGCTGTTTAATCTCTGGCGCGCTTGGTCTCAATGCGTGGTTTGTGAATCGGCTGGTTAAGAAAGTTGATGAGGCATCAAAGATTAGCGAAAAAGTTTCATTGCAGCAGAACATGCTTATGGAAAAGCATACGGTGCTAAGTGAGCGAGTTAGGGAGTTGTCTGATTTATCGCATCGTGTGCATTTGATCGAAAAGCAGCACGCTGTGATTGAGTACGTCTTGCGAGGCCAGGGACATGCGTCTAAGCTCGATGTATGATAACAGGCGACGCTATTCCATTAATCAAGCCAATATTCCCGACTCGAAACAAGGTGTGGGAGCATTATAGAAAGTCCCTTGTGGCGGGGCAGCTTTCTAACTTTGGTCCTTGCTACGATGAAGCCACGCGCAGGTTGTCATGCGAGTATGGCGGCGGGTATTGGCTAATTAGTAGTTCTGGGGCGTCAGCTATACGTTTGGCATTGCAGGCAAGGCTTAGGCGCGGCTCCCGTGTGTTAATTCCTGATTTCACGCATGTTGGAACGCTACACGCTGTTGTGGCTGCTGGTATGGTGCCGGTTTTCGGCTCTTGTGATGAGAGAACCTGGACTTTGAGTGAAGAGAGTATTACTGCGGCAGCGAAGAGTTGCCAGGCAGTGGTTGTCGTATCTCCTTTTGGGTACAGAGTTAATTTTACTTTTTATGATCGGCTTTGCGAGCGTTATGGCTTGCATGTCGTTTATGACCTGGCTGGCGGCTTTTTAATGGATACGCAGGGTACGGAAAACACGCGCTGCTACTCACTACATGCGACGAAGTCAATGCCATGCGGTGAGGGGGGCTTGGTTGTTTTCAGTAGTGAAAAAGAAGCTAATTTGGCTAGGCGTTTAATGAATTTTGCTACTGGTCCGGATCGGCTTATTCAATCAATCTATGCGGACAATCTTAAAGTTTCGGAATTGACGTGCGCGGTGCTGCTGGCTCACCTTGATGACATCGAGCGCGTGAAAAAGCGTGTGTCGGCTAAGAGTGCGTTGATTGATTATTATCAAGCTAGGCTTGATGGGTTTTGTACTCCTCACACTTTGCATCATGGCGGGGCAGCACCGAGTCTTTCTGTGGTTTCTGGCTTAAATGCTACGAAATTGGAGCAAGACGGTATAAAGCGTGGGATCACGGTTAGGCGCTATTATATTCCTTTGACGGAAATGCCAGCTTTGTCGCAGGTTCTGCGTGTAGGTAAATCATCAAAGTTTTTTAAAACCTGCGCGGCGCTGCCGAGCGATGTCAATCAAAGGCAGGCGGATATGGTAATTGATTTCATAATCGAGTCGGCAAGTAATAATTCGGCAGGTGTAAAGTGATTATTCTTGGTGCTGGCGGCTTTGCTAGGGAAGCAATGTGTTGGGCCGAAGATGCTGGCCACAGGGTTGAAGCGATGTATCAAGATGGCGGTGGACAGAGTGCTGGTCCCGTTCGGGTGCTTGGTAGCCTTGGCGGCCTTGAGGGCAAGCGCTTTATTGTGGCAGTTGGTGATCCGGCTACGAAAAACAAGCTGTGGTCATACGCGCTTGGCTGCGGATTAATTCCAGCAGATGCAGTAGTGCATCCGAGTGCGGTGCTTGGGCATCAGGTAATTCTTGAGCCTGGCGTGATTATTTGTCCGATGGCTGTGCTAACGACGGATGTCCGAATTGGGCGCGGTGTTATTGTGAATCTCGCAGCCACGATTGGGCATGATACAACAGTTGACATGTTTACAACAATAAGCCCTGGCGCGAATATTTCTGGCCGATGCACGATTGGAATGTGTTGCTACATTGGAACGAACGCCGCTCTTCGCGAGGGGGTTTCTGTTGGCGATGGGGCAACGGTTGGCATGGGGGCGGTTGTCACAAAGGACGTGCCAGAGAAGCAGGTTTGGGTTGGTAATCCTGCAAGACGCTTAGATAAGCTATAACGCTAGTTCCGTTTTTTCGGGTACAATTAAGCAATGGGCTGCGAAAAAATACAGTTAGCGTTAGTCATTGCAGGAATTATCCACATGTTGATCGAATACGCGCTTGGGAAGCGGTCACAAACAAAGGGCGGGCCTGGCAGCGTGCTTGCGTTGTTCTTGACGCTAGTGTCTCTCGTCGCTAGTGTAGTTGTTGGGTTATACAAAAAATACAAAAATAGGGGGTAGTTGGTCATGGGTGATTTACATGGAATTAAAGAAACGAAGGAAGCCGTTTTAGGTGCAGTGGCACTTGCCAATGCTTGTGTTGCTATTGCTGCGGATAAAAAACTGGGGCTTGATGATCTTTCTCACCTGATGATGGCTCTGCCGAAGGTGATTGCCGGTCTTGACGGCATTGATAAATTGCCCGCTGAGGTTATGGATTTATCTAGCGCTGAAGGCGCTGAGTTGGTTGCCGCTGTAGCAAGCGAGTTGGCTTTAGGTGATGAAAAATCAAAGGATGTTGTGCTGGCGTCGCTTGAAGTGCTGCTAGGTATTCGTAAGATTGTTGTTACATTAACGAAAAAAGATTCTGCTTCTACCGATTCAACAAAGTCTTGAAATATGCTTCAAGCTATTGTGGCGTTTCTCCAGGCTCTCCCTGAGTTAATCAAGATGATTAACTCATGGGGGGCTACGATTCAGAAAATGAAAAAAGATGGCATGTGGAAGGAAATCGAAGATGCTACAGACGCAGCAAGCAACGCGAAAACACCGGCAGAGCGTGTTGCTGCCGCTAGGAAACTTGTTAGTATTGTTGGCCGTATTGGCTCTTAGCTTGTCCGGCTGCGCACGAGGTCCGAAGGTTGAGCGCTGCATAGTTGATGGAGATGAGCAGAGGCTTGCAATGGATTGCTTTGATGCAAGGATAAACGCTCGACTTGGGTACTCCCGAACGATCGAGTCTGCTGATAATTATATTTGTATAGATCCCGAGAGTGAGGAGCGGCTTTTGAAAGCGTGTGTTGAGAAGCGACCCACGCGCTTTGCGTTTTGTGTTGTAGCATCAGAAGAAAAGGGCGCATGGTGTGCTGATAGTGCCAGCCCAATTGATGATGGGTTTTTCTTATCTTGGCCACATATGGCTAATTACATCTGCACATCGCCAGCGGATATGGAGCGACTTCTTAAGTGGTGTACGCAATGAGAGTCATTGCTGTAACACTATGCTACAATAAGCCAGAAATTATTGATCTTTCAATTAGAAGATTTCATGAAACAAAACACGGCGGGCTGCCGCTTGTTCATTTAATGATTGATCAGCACTATCCGCTGCCAGACAAATTGAGAGTGTCAGAGCAGATTAAAAAAATCGCTTCAGATAATGGCTGTGAGTACATGAGTCCAGGTAAGAATCTTGGCTTGCATCACGGTCTAAATTGGGCACTTCAGACATACGGCCTGGCCGAGGATGACATTGTGATTGGCTACGATGGGGATAGTTATCCGTGCGAGCGCGGCTGGGACATGGCTTTGGTCACTGCACTGATGGCTGATGCTAGCACTGTGTGGGCCAGTCTTTGGGGCGTGAATACGAGTGCGGAGTTAAACGCTCGTGGGTTCACTGAGCGCATGGCAGCTCAGGTGAGGGTTAGAGAAACTCATACGCCAGCAGTGAATTCGGTTTGCGCATGGAAGGGTTGGTGGATAAAAAACGCCGGTTGGTTCAATGAGCCGCACGAATTTTATGGCGGTCTTGAAATTGCCATGTGGCCACACATTCGTGCAAAGGGGTATCGCTGGGTTTATCTACCTGATTGGACAGAGGATGAGCGATTGAAATTCAACCCAGGCGAGGACTTACTATATAAGCAGTGGAAGTGGGATCATGTGATGCTTGGAAAAAACCTAGATTTTGAAACTTGGCTTAGGAATAGTGGTCACATAGCATGAATGTAGTGAAGCTGAATCTTTTTTGTGGTCCTCATGCAATGCCAGGTTGGATAAATTACGACGCGCAGCCGTTCCCTGGCGTGATTGCCATTGATTTACGAAACGTTCTTCCACACGAAAGTGGCTCAGTTGATTTTATTTACAGCGAGCATGGTATTGAGCATCTAACAAAGCATGAACAGTTTTTGTTTTTAAAAGAATGTAGGCGTGTGCTTAAAGTTGGGGGCATCATGCGTATTTCATGCCCTGATCTTGAGACGATCGTGATGGATTACGCGGCAGGTCGAATCAATCGCTGGTCACCTGGCTGGAGCCCTGAAACGCCATGCGAGATGGTGAATCACGGCTTGTCTCTGTGGGGCCATAAGTACGTTTTAGACTTTTCAGAGATGAAGCTGCAAGCCGAGCGTGCTGGGTTTAATTTGATAAAACGAGTGGCGTGGCATGAGAGTGATTGTGAGGAGTTATGCGGGCTTGAGGCGCGGCTTGACTGCGGTGATTTAATTGTTGAACTAAGCTAATTGACTTTATTTGTTATGCATTACTAATCTTATTTAGAGGATTGCGTGGTAGCTCAGTTGGTAGAGCAGGGCACTGTTAATGCCTAGGTCGAAGGTTCGAATCCTTCCCGCGCAGCCAACGATTACAGCAGAGGGAGCGCAGCGTGAGTGAGATTAAAAGTAAGAAAATAGAAATTGTTGATATAAACGAAATCAAGCCAAACCCAAAGAACAGAAACATTCATTCGACCGAACAAATAGATAGACTTTGCGAAATTATAAAATATCAGGGCTTCAGAATTCCACTTGTAGTGTCAAACAGAAGCGGCTTTCTTGTGAGCGGCCACGGCAGGCTAGAGGCTGCGAAAAAACTTGGCTTAAAAAAATTGCCAGTTATTTATCAGGATTTTGACAGTGAGGAGCAGGAGTACGCGTCGCAGGTATCGGATAATGCGATTGCGGCGTGGGCTAGTTTAGATTTGTCTGGAATCAATTCTGACTTGGGCGACCTTGGGCCTGAGTTTGATATCAATATGCTTGGTATCAGCGGTTTTACTGTTGATTTCTTTGAAAAGGATAATCTTAGCAACCAGAAAAAATACAAAGACCAGGCGGATAAGCTACTTTCTTATCTTGAAAGTGAAATTAGGACTTTGCGTTTGACGTACAATGAAAGTGATTACGCAGAGATTACCAGAAAACTTGATGAGTATTGCAAGGATAATGGGCTAGATAACTACAGCGACGCAGTTAAGATGATGGTTTTAGGTTAGCAGTATGGATAAATTATATATAAGCAAGCGAGACGCATCATTTGACCATTTAATAAAAAAAACTCCAGCAAGCATAGTTGGTAAGCTAATAGATAAGCCAACAATCATATACGAAGCAGGCGAGCCAATTCTTGGCTATTTTTTTATGCCGGATTCACTCATGAAAGACGTTCGACGAGCTGCAATGTCTGTCAAACTTAGTAATGACCATAGGACTTGGGGCTTGCCAACAAAGAGCGTCGTACTGGGGGTTATGCCTAGACATTCCACAATGAATAATTATTGTCGCTTCACTTCTCCAACAAAAAAAGAAATTTCCAATTTTGCTATCTTAAGCACAGCACTAGAGTATGCTGCTAGTTTATACGAGCGTTATTTTCCAGAGCACTACAAGGCCGCAAAGGAAGAAATTGCATCAAGTGTGGACAAATCTTGGCGCTATAATGACACGCCATACCTGACAATAAACGTAAATGTGAATCATGCTATTAAGTATCATAGGGATAATGGGAATTTTAAATCTGCACTATCAACTGTTTTGATAGTTAAGCACAACATACGCGGTGGCGAGTTGTGTTGCCCAGAGCTGGGCGTCACTTTAAGCCAGAGGGGTAGTGCATTGACGCTTTTTGACGGCAGGTCACTGGTTCACGGCATTACACCGATTGCGCCAACAGGGCCAAACGCCATTCGTGCTAGTATTGTTTTTTATAGCATGTCTAACTTAAAGCATTGCTATCCATATTCGAAAGAGTTTGAGCGCGTAAAAATTGTCAGCACGGAAAAGGCCAGGGTTGCTGCAACAACAGAAAATCGGCTATTACTTGCAAAAATTTGCGCGTAGTGCTTTGATTAAAAAAATAGGGCTCGAAGGCTATAACAGTTTGATCGAAAAGATAAGCAGAAAAAAAAAATAGCCCCAGCAACTTTTTGCTTTCAAACTTGAGCTGCTGGGGCCATATTCTGTTCAGCGAGAAACAAGAATTAAGTGCAGCATAATAGAGCTGCTGGCGAAAAGCAAACTTAATTCTTGAAATTGCTAAAGGATGTTGGGCCTAACCTTTCAAAACACAGGTCCAAAGAAGTACGGGCGTAGTAATACGTCCTGGACCACGCGCAGTCCTAAACGCCAGGAAGGCAAATATGCGCAGGAAATTTCAATACAAGACAAGCTAATCCTGGGTGAGTATGAAGCTCATGGGGAGATACTGGCGCATTCGGATTGCGAAACGGAATTCGAGAAGTACCGAGTGCAGGGGGAATAGATGCAATGCCAAGCGTTGTATTGAGGTTTCTGGGAGTAAGTTTTGAAGCAGAGGGTGACGGTTGACGCCACGAGTAGGGTTCTACAGAGTAAATTGAGTCGTAGAACTAAATTTATTGTGTAGTGCCTTACTTGGGACCCAGCTCTAGGCAGCAGATATGCAATGTTCCTTCAACCCAATTAGGGTAGGGGGAAGAGGGGCTATGGGCAAATGTTGAAATACACGCTGAGTGATGAGCAGATGCGTTGGTGCGAGAGTCAAGCGTTGACGAGAATTGTGTGGGAGAAACGTTTCGCTGGTCAGCCAAGCAATGTACGAATGATGAATATAAAGCAGCAGATTATGGCTGAAATGA